TTACGCGGCGTGCTCTGATTCCAGACTTTCCATCCATTTTTTAAGGCTCGACCTGCGAGCGGCAACCGTGCCGCCAAGTTTGAAGCTAGGCATAATTTTGTCGTAGACCAGTCGATATGCTTGGCGCCTGGTAACACCTAGATACTTAGCAATAGGCTCGACGCCCATAAGCAGATCAGCTTCGTTGTCGTTTTCATGCTGCATATTGGTTCCCTCATTATTTGATTTGTTCACTCTCCACCGCCTTTCAGGGCTTGGCGACCTGACCTTGTGATTGATAGAAGACCTCGGCCCATACGGATATTCGACCATTTCGCCAGCCGCAGTTTTACAAGCTGCGCAGGCAATTCTTCGCCATACGTGAAGAATTCAGACCTATCCTGTAATGACTTCAAGAGCTTCTTTTGTGCGGCTGTCAGCTTCATTCGCTCTGCTCCCCTAGTGGGCTGGCGTTGATAACCTGCTGGTATTCAGCCCATGTTCTGCGACCCCAATTCGCGGATACGACAAGCTGCATGGCTGGTGTCGGCTCCTGTAGAGCGGCTCGGATGGTTGCGAGGATTTCATTGGCCAGATCAGTTGACCTTGAAGGGATGACGCGAGCGCGATCCCGCCAGATAATCTGCTCAACCTGAGCGAAAAGTTCCTTACTCACCATGGCTGGCCTCCGAAGCGCGCAAGATGGCGATCAGAAGGGCGATGGCTGGTGTCTTGCCACTACCGACAACGACAGTTCTATCGTGCCATCCACGTTGCCATACAGAGCCTTCACAGTAGTTTTCATACAATCTCTCGTAGCCGTGATCCCACCCCGGCAACACCCTCTCAGCCAGCGCGATAGCGGCGTCTACAGAAGCGGTGAAGGGTTGGATCAATGCACCATTCGAATTGAGCGGATCGCCTTCATAGAAATCCCAAATTGGCTGCGCCTCTGGCCATTTCTCCATTCGGTTGACGCGTGTATATCCAAGAAGATGAATTGCTATCTCCGCATCCACTTCCCTATCAGGCCCGTCCAGCTTGGATAGTCTGTCAATGAGGGTCATGGTCACCACAAATCCTCCGAGTAGAGTTCTGGCTGCCCGGACGTGTTAGCTATGAGCTGATTAGCTCGCTGGGCTATGTAATATCCCTCCACACGGTTCACGAACCTGCCAGTTGAGGTCAAGAAGCCTTGCTTTTCTGGGTGAACGAGCGCGTCTTCAAAGCCCATTACCAACTGCATAGATTGCAGAATGGTATGGTGTCTTGCTGGTGGCGGAAGGCTGATCGTCGCGCCGTGATACACGGCAGCAGCCACAATTCTTTCTTCAAGCTGGCTCATGGCTTGGCCTCCAAGGCGGCGCGAGCTTCAAAGGGTTCGCTATCAAGCATGGCGGATTTATTCAGTTCGACGTGAAGCTTGAACAGTTTATCAACGGTCATCGGCCCCTTGATATTTTCGGCAAAACGCATCACTGCGGCCATGAGCGTTTCAGTTAAAACATACGATGTTGCCTCGGTCGGCTTTATCCGGCGAAATTCTTTTTGAGCCGCCGCGAGTTGGGTTTCGAGGGCTTTGCGCCGTTTGTCCTGATCTTCTGCGGATAAGATGTAAGCTGAAACGTCCGCTTCAAGTTCCTTAACCCGCGCAGTCAGCGCCGCGTTGTCGGCTTTCAAATCCTTGCAGACCATATCGGCAGCTTTACGAGCTTCGTTCGTGCTGTTGATGAAACTCAACGCAAGTTCAAACTTAGGCAATTCCGGGTTCGGTGTTCCGTTGCAGCACTTCATCCCGGCTTCGATAAGCGTGTCTCGTTGTGCCGTTACCGCCGCGTTGTCGGCTTCGAGGTCGGAAAACAATTTGACAACTTCGTCAGGTGTAGCCGGTTCAAAAGTGTAGTTTTCAGTGCTGGCGCTCCAATGTTCTTTACCAACACGAGGGTATTGGCCGGGAGCATGAGGCGCTGAGTGCATCTTATTCCAGACGAAACAAACTTCACCCTCCTTGCTCGTGTCTTTCCATCCGTCGCCAGATTTAAAAGCCATACCTTTCAAGATCGGGATTGCCGCCCGTTCCGCCGCAATGATGCCCCCTGCCTGCGAGCGGGTGACGAGTTCTTCCGCCTTAATCCCGCTAGATACGCTTGGCGTGACAAACTCGACGTATTTGACAAGTCCGATTTTCCAATAAAATGCCTTTGTCTCCAACCCCTCGACCGGCGCGGCGGGGCGAGTGTTCCAAGAGTTGGCTGCTTGATCTTTGTTATTGCTACCGTAGGCGGATGACTTGCACTCAAAGCATTGCACCTGAAACACGCTCATGAATAACGTGCATTTTACCTTTTCTATACCGCCACAGAATGGGCAAGGCTTCAGTTCATTCGCCATTGTTGCTGCCTCCATTCGGGCGGGTTAGACCCCACCAAATTCCATATTGCACCCATTCGTCATATCCAGTGCGGACACCCGGAACCGCGCTATACCAACGCTCAATGCGCTGTGCGTCTCGAAATACAAGGATGTGACGGATAATCGGGATACGGTAGAGAATGCCGAGATTGGGCATCTTCCAGCTGTTTTGCTCACCAATGCGCTTCCATTCTTCGTGCCTGTTCATTCCGCTCCCTCCGAAGATTGTGTAGAGGAGACCGCTCCGGTTCTGGCCAAGTAATCCTGATGCGCTTGATCGTCGTAGATCACGTATCCAATACCTTCGTGCCAATCGCACAATGGATTGCTATCGCCGCCAAGTTCCTTCCATTCGCTTTGTGTCAAACGTCTGAATGCGCCGCTGTTAACATGATGTGATTGGGATCTTACGACCTTATTCGCTCCCGGTGAGGTTGGGAGGGTAACGGTAACTGGCACTGAATAAATATCAGACTGCTTGCAATGAACCAGAACAGCCCATAGTGCGCCGCCCTTTATTACTTCTGCATCCCGTTCCGTTACGTAGCCGTTCAAGGTCTTGGTGATAACCCCGTCCGCTACAGGCTGAGACGAGAGGGCTCGGATTGCGGCGGCGACATGAGAACATGCAATAGCCATTGTCTCATAATCGCGGGCTTCCTTTTTGTTGGCTGTCACGTCACGCTTTTTCAGCCAACCTGCATTACCCTTGTCAGCAATCTTCGCAGCTTCCTCCAGCGCCTGCGCACGCGGGGATGGGGATGGTGCTGGCTGCGTGTAAATCGGGAAATACCCAAGATCATGAATATCAGCTTCGGCTGCTGCACTGGCTTGGTCGAATTTTGAAGCTTCAAGAATGATTGGCTTCTTGTCCCCGCCGCGAGGAATTACCCATCCCCACGGGTCTACCTTCACCCCTTGCAGGAAAGGCATTGAGGCACGGATTGAGTGGAGCGCAGCCCGGAAAATCTTCGGCGCGTGCCATTCAGGCTTAAAGATAATCGTGTCTGGTCCGGGATAGTTCTTCACGAAATAAGCGGTGAACTCAGCTTCTGCCGCCTGTACTGCTTCATCTGGGATGGTCATGGGCGCACGCCTTCCTGTTGATCGGCCCAGAGCTCCATGACGTCGGCGATACGTTCAAACGCAGTCAGCAACCGCGTCATCCGCTCGTCCACATCGTCGTCTCGGTCTCGTGCGCTTTTGGCGCGCTGTTCGTCACGTAGAAGCCGCTCAGTGCGAAGTCGCTTTCGCTCATCATATCTTTGCTTCGGGCCCATCACGCCGCCCTCCGCTTGAAAGGACGGCGATTGTCGTTAGCCGGTCGCACGCGGCGCATACGGATCTTCTCGCCCGTTTTGCGCGACACGTCAGAGGCAATGTCTTTGATAGTTGCGGCGGTCGCCGGGTCGCTCACGCGATACCAGCGGGCGATCGAAAGTATTGCTGCTGCTGTGGTGCCCTGAGCAATAAACTCGTCGGCGGTAAGGATTTGTCTTGCGGACATTATTGGTGCTCCTCGTGTGGTGGTGGTAAGCATGACGACCCGTTGCGTGAAAACGCTCGGATCGTCGATTTTTGGGGAATCCTGAGGCGCAGCGCCCCGTCGCTATCTTTCGCGATAAATCATGTGACGCCGAGCCCTACTGCGCCAACCGTCACAAAGAAGCCAATGACAACCGTCATCTCGACAGCTTCGCGCGCTGCATATCGTATCCAAGGCATGGGGCGAGCGTGTTTCTTTGCGCGGTAATCCGGGCGCCGCATCGGCTCATCACTGCCCGCACGCGCAGCGTCTGTGTGCAGGTCTGGTTCCATGTCGGCGAGCATTTCCAATAGCGCCCTATTCATGCTGCGCTCCTTTCCTGCTGCACATTGTCATTGGCGACCGGCGCAAGGCGATAATATCCTTGCGGCTCAACACCGCGCTGACGCTTCGGAATCGTCCAACCGTAAATAGGCAAAACCTTGCGGAGATAGTGAATCTGGACAAGCACGGTCTGGTGCGCGTTCTCAGGCCCGCCGTTCGGGTCAAGCTGGTAAACATTGTCAACCAGATCGTCGATGTACATGCGGCGTGGATGAACGGTAGTGAGTGCTTCCACGATGGCGCGCTGTCCTCTTGGAAGAGGCGCATCCTGCAGATCAATGGATGGGCTGGTCATATTACGCAGCCTCCGCCAGTTCATGGTCTTCGCCAGCGGCAGTCTCAACGCTGGCACCGGCCTCGCGGAGTTCAGCGAGAAACACATCTTGGTTCGATGTAGCAATAGCGCCGCTTGTCTGGAAAACTTCAAAAGTCTCACCGGGGCAGAGATTGGCGAGACGTGTGGCTTCGGCCAGTGCTTGCTCAAAAGAGCCGTGCTCATAAGGCATGGACGTAGCAACGCCTACACGCCCGGTGTGTTTGCCGCGGCGGAATACAAAGAATCCGCCGCCGATTACTTCGTTCTTGCGAGGTGCTGGCGATCTTCTTCTTCTCGGTGTTTTCGCGTTCGTCATAATTGGTACTCCTCGTGTGGGTTGGTTCAGCAGATCAAGCTGGTGAGGCTGTCTTCGTGCTGTTCTGTCACCTTTATATGCGCATGTGTCACCGTATGTCAATACAATAGTTGACAGAAACGCATCGACAGAATCCGCAGGGTTAACCAAACGTGAAGAATGTTCTTGAAATGTTCTGCTTATAATGGAATCATAATCCAAGAGTAAGTGTGTGAGGTGCCATGTATCCGCTGTTTGTCGTTCAGGGATTTACGCAGTGCAGATGGGGTGTGATTCCTGATGCGCCGATCCAGGTAGATTCAGAAGATCACGCTCTCAGGCTGGCTCACCGGCTGGCCTGCGCAAAGCCAGCGGTCCTTGCATTATATAGATGGAATAATGAGACACAGATCATCGTCGCCATCGGACGTGTTCCAGACAGCGCACTTGAAGCCGTAGCGAACGGATAATTTCAGCGGGTGTTGTACTTGCCGACGACTCGATGGCAGACCGGCCAATCCGCGCGGAACTCTTTAAATTCTTTGTGCGGATTATATTGTTCGAGCATCCATTCGCGATCATTGAAGCCGACCAGCCGCTTGATGATCGCTTCGTTCTCGTCCATCGCGCTCGTGTGATAAAGGATCACGTCTTCATCGCGAACTGGCGGCAAATTAGGGTTTATGAGTGCAGTTTCGCCGGGGCGATAGGCTGGAACCATTGATTCCCCGGACAATAGAAGGCCGTAACCACCTTTAACGCCTTGCAGTACTGCAGGCATTTTCATATAGCTGACTGGGTCAAAGGTGATGATGACGTGGCCATCGCCACCCTTTGCCGCTGCATAAACAGGCAGGCCGCGCTCTTGGCTAACAAGTTGATCGCCCGGGATGAGAGTCGGTTTGAATGTATCGGAAATTGGTTTAGCTGATGTAGCGGCCATTTCGCCATTACCAAAAGCTAGCCAATCCTCATTTAGATCGAGCGCACGAGCGAGGCGGGCGACAAAATCGACGCTTGCGCCGCGCTTCCCGCCTTCCAGCAGACTGATCGACGACTTGTCGCGCCCAATAAGGGCGGCAAGGTCAGCCTGGCTCATTCCTTTAAGTTCACGCGCCGAACGAAGGCGCTGCGCGAAATCTTTGTCCATGATGCGCTTTTCGCATATTGTTGTGAAAATGTAACGTGCGAAAATGTCACCACGTGTTGACATGGATGCGAATCTGTCATATATAGGTGTCATCAACCGGCGCATAAGACGTTGGAACCACAAAATGGCAGGCACGAATGAACATCCTTCCAAGGGTCACCGCCATCGAAAGATAGGCAAGCTTAACAGGGTAATAGAGGAGAGACGTAATGACGAATTCAGCCATCAGAAGCGACGACGTTTCGACTAAGCCACCGTAGAAATCACAGGGACACTGCTGACCCTAATAGGGTCAGCGGTGCTTTCGCTGTTTCTGTGGCGAAAACTAAAAAGGCGGAGTTTATGAGCCGGCACCACCCGCTGCTCGCTCCGCCTCGTAATAACCTGACTACACGAGGAGGGGCAAAGCCCACTTCCAAAGTCCGGCGTTCCTTGATGGGTACCACCCCATCCGACGAGACAGATGGCTGCGCGTTGGCCGTTTGTCAATACCAACCAACACGAGGAGCTATGATTCAAGATCACTCAACCAGAGGAAGACCGGCCCTGCAAGCGGAGGCGCGCAGCCACCGGAATGCAGGGAAGGCATACAGCAAAATTGCATCGATCATGGGTTTAACCAAAGGGCATGTCTGGTCCTTGCTGACCGAACGTGCGCCGCAATCTAAGCCGCCCGAAGCAAGTGCAAATGTCGTTGTTAAACGCCGCACGCATCGCGGCTCTTGCTCAACAATGTGTCGCGATGTCTTTATTGCGATGCCGCGTATTACAGTTCTGGATGGCCCGTTTATCGGATCTGCCGCTTTGAGTGGCGCCACAGTCCACTAGCCTTTAGGGCACGACGGCGGTGCTGCTATGCACCGGCCACAGATCAACCTCCTGACAGGAGGAATATCAATGAAATCCCACAACTTGCGTGAGCCACACAAGGCGCATCAAACAAAATTCACACGAACTGGCGAGCGGGACACGACCAACCGCAAGCCTTATCGAACACCCACGCAGAAGCTGCATGCCCGCGACACCGCCGTCCTTAAAGAGGGTCGTTACGTGTCGAACGCTCCTGTGTCCTTCAGCAGAACGAAGCGAGGTGCAGCGTGACTTGCGAATGCGGTGACTGCTGGGATCTGCCCGGCTCAATTGTGACCCACAAGCTGACAGGCTGGAAGGGCATCATCATCGGCGATCGAGACGGATGCATGTTCCTCACAGTGCGGTTCTGGATACCAGGTACTGGCCTTGGGACGATCGAGGTTTCGCGCTTCGAGGTTGAACCACCCGCCAATGATGGCGACGGCGGTGGCGGCTCAGAGGTCGGAACAGAAGAAGACAATGTTATTCCGGTCGATTTCACCAAGGGTGTGAAGCTGACCAAATCAACAAAGACGAGGGGAGTAGCGTGATGGAAGGCTCTACTCCCAAGACTAAACCACAAGTCATCATCCTTCATGAGACGGTGCTGCAATCTTGGCTGCGTGATGCAAGCACGTTTGCATTGTTTCTCGCGTTGATTGGAATCGGAATCCTGCTCCAAAGCGTAGCATTACAGTGGGTTGGTGCGATTATCGGGATGCTCTGTCTCGCTACCGTGAAATTATCTAAGCGGTTGTCATTCGACGGCGCCCGCAAATACATCGACGAGATGGAGGCCAGCATATGAACATGCATCAACGCTTTGCCCCCAAAGATTACGCCGTCGAGGATGGCCGAATCCTGTCCAGCGAAACGACGCTGGGCCTTGGCGATCGCTTCGTCATGGGGCTGGCAGTCGTCGCAGCCTTAGCGTTGGCCATCGGCTTTTACTCATGGGTGCTGTTGTGAACGCTGTCACGCCAGCCGGTAATGGCACCGGGAAGATTGCACGTTCGCTCGCTCTGACTGGTTTTACGCTCGGGCTCTTGCTGATCGTGGCAGGCTTCGTTTTCTGGAATGCGGTGCTGCCGTTCTACGGCTTGCTTTATTTGTGGGGTGCATCATGACTTTCGAGCAGCGTTTAGAGAGCAAACCGCGTCGGACAATCCTCGGGGTTGGCGTGTCAGCCATCGCAATCTTGGCTGTTCTTGGCTTGGTCATGTGGGGAGTCGGTTTTGCCGTTAACCCCTTGATTCAGGCTGGGCGCGTCGTTCAAAAGACAATCGACGCTGACAACATGATCGGCAATTACGAGTGGTTTAAGCGCCAATATCAAGACGTGATTGCTATCGATCAAAAGCTCGCTGCGGCTGATTCAACCAAGAGTGCATTCGAGCAATCGGCAGGTGATCGCGCCTCTTGGCGATTTGAAGATCGCCAAGAATGGAACCGGCTTAATGCCGTTCTTCTCGGGCTACGAAGTCAGCGCGCTGGCATGGTCGCCGAATACAACGCTCGCACACAAATGGCGAACCGCGACCTTTTCCGAACATCTGACCTTCCAGCCGTAATAGAGTGAGGAGATCACAATGAGATTGAAACTAATTCTGGCCCTAGTGGCTGCTGTGATGCTGGCAGGTTGCGAACCTGCCGCCCCAACAAGTAAGCAGATCGAAAATCTAGCCGTTGAGGCTAACCAGGCTCGACTGATCAAGGATATTCCGGCACCCACTCTTCAAACATCGTTGGAGCGAAAAAACCTCGCCGAACGGCTTGAGCGCATAAACCAGCAGAACATGAGCGGCTTTGTCTATCTGCTGTCTTATGGTCGAGTAGTCGCTTCTTATCCAATTCGAGGAAAGGTGACTTCGCTGAACGCGTACCTGATGGGCAGCGAGCAGGCCGTTCGTGATCCAATTGGTTCTCATGACGGCAGGCAATCATTGTTGATGGAGCAGCCGGACTTCGACGGTGCATATGGAAAAAACGCCGACGGGGTTTTCTTCTTCACTGCCGATAGCAACGCGTACGTTGAATGGGCTGGCGACTACCTCTTTTCGGACCAACCTTTAGCTCTCAATCAAGAGCCTCTTATGGTTCGTCAGGTTTCTGGCCAATGACCTACCCACGGTTCCCCACGCTGGCCACATCGGCGCCAGCCTGGCTGATTGGCTCGCTCGTTTTACTTGCCATGATGGTCGTCATCCAACTTACCCACTAACTTCCGACCAAACCACACGAGGAGTTAATTATGGCTATCAGCCTATCAAGCCTCAAATCGACGAAGAGAAACGACCCGCCAGTCATGCTTTTGTATGGCGTCGACGGCATCGGAAAGACCAGCCTTGCCGCTGAGTTTCCAGATCCGATCTATCTGGCCACAGAAGGCGAGCGACCGCCATCTGATATCGAAATGGCAACGCCAGGCACAATTGAAAGCTTTGACGACTTGCTCAACATTATCGGCGAACTGCTGACAGTTGAGCATGATCGGCGCACCGTGATTATTGACAGTGTCGACGGTCTCGAACCGCTTGTCTGGGCGGCAACCTGTGCCCGGCTTGGCATTACCAGTATTGAGGAAGCTGGATTCGGAAAAGGCTACGTTGAGGCCGATACCGAATGGAATGAGCTCATGTCGGCCCTTTCTGCGCTCGCTCAAGCAGGCATTTATGTGGTCATCCTCGCTCATCCCGAGATTGTGCGCTTCGACAGCCCGACGACAGATCCCTATTCGAGGTATCAGCCGAAACTGCACAAGCGCGCCAATGCACTTGTTCGCGAAAAGTCTGACGTTGTGGCGTTCATGAATTATCGCGTTTCCATCAAGGAAAAGGAAGTTGCACGCCAGACAAAGGTCGCCCACGCCGAGGGCGGCAAAGAGCGCCAGATCCATCTGAATGAAGGTGCGGGCTTCAACGCCAAGAACCGGTATTCAATGCCCGACGCCGTTCCATACCGCAAAGGGCAGGGCTTCACCGAATTGGCCAAATATTGGCCGGTCACAGAGCAGGAGCCTGCGTGATGGGGTGGTTCAGTCCAAATCCTATGCAGCTAAAGTTTGGAGAACCTGTCCACCAGATGGCAATCCGAGCGATGATGCAAGGCGCTCTCAAATTTGACTCAGAAAGCATTCTCACTTGCACATCTTACCATTTCGTCGGCCCACATGGGATTGTTTATAAAGGTAAAGATAGAACATGGCGCCGGGCAGGGGATGTATTTGCAGAAGGCGTCGCCGAACTCTGCGAAGAAATCCAACAAGATTTTAATGAGCGCATAGCGGCACAAGAGAAAGCGCGTGAGTACGCTCGCGAAAAACTTTCCGTTCCCAGCCTTTTTGCATCGGTCACTAAACAAAAGGAGACCTCATAATGGAAAAAGCACTAGCAGGACTGGTTACGGTTGCCGCCATCCTCTTCTTTGCACCACTGATCGGCGTTCTCTTTGGCGCGTTTTCGGGATGGGTTGTCGGCTTCTTCTTCACCGAAACGGTGCAGGCATTCTTCACCGCTTTAGGCGTCAATGCTGGTCACTTGTCACTCTGGCAGATTGGCGCTGCGCTTGGCTTCATCGGTGGGTTTCTTCGACCCACCGTGTTTCGCGCAAAATCTTAACTTGGACTTTCTTTCTGCGCAATCAACCACACCACCAACACGAGGAACTAACACATGGCGAGACTTGGAACGGCGTTTGACGCCACCCAACACGATACGACGCAGTCGGACTATTCGGAATTGCCGAACGGCACGTACAAAATGGAAATCGAGGCGGCCGACGTGGTGCCCACTTCGACCGGCAGCGGCACCATCCTGAAAACAACCCTGAAGGTGCTAGAGCCTGCTGAATACGCTGATCGAAAGCTGTTCAACAACTACAACATCGAGAACAAAAATCCGACCGCGCAGGAGATCGGCCAAAAGCAATTTGCCAGCCTTTGCCGCGCGATTGAAGTGTCAGCAGTCGAAGATACAGACGACTTGCTGTTCAAGTCGTTCACGGTTCGCGTGGCTCTCGGTAAGCCTTCGAAGGATGGCCAATATCCGGCACGCGCCGAGATCAAGAAGCACTTCTTCCCCGACGAAGGCAACGTGCCTGAAGCAAGCATTGACGCTCAGCAGCCTGCGGCAGCAGCGCAGCGCACAGCCAACGACAATCGCCCTGCGGCGGCAAACACCAATAAACCAGCACAACAGCAGCGCGCTGCCGGTGCGCGTCCTTGGTCTAAGTAAGCGCCAACAAGCTGCCGGTGCTAACGCGCCGGTAGCCCACCGAACCGAACATGAGGAGTTTTGTATGGCATACGAATCCGAGCGCAGACAGATCGATGGTGCGCTTCCAATACGCTTTGACAGTGCGTTTGTTGCTGGTGGTGCAGTCACAAGCGTCTTTACCGGGACTGACATCAATGACGTTGACTTGTATTTCAAATCTCGCCGCGCATTCCAGCGAGCTGTTTATGACGCATATGAAGAAGGCCTGTGGTGCGTGGCTGCCAGTAAGCGCGCCGTGACCTTTACTGACCGGAGCAACAATATTGCTCAGCTGATGTATTTTGACTTCTTCCCAAGTGCCCAGTCTATTTTTGACGCCTTTGATTTTACCGTTTGCATGGGAGCGGTGGATCTGGATGAAGGCGTCAACTGCCCAGACTCTGGTTTTGCCTTTCATCCTGACTTTCTGAAGCACAATAGCCAGCGCTTTCTGAAATTCAATGCGGGCACACGCTATCCACTCGCGTCAGCTACCCGCGTCCTGAAATATCAACAGCGTGGCTACACCATCGGGAAAGGCGACATCATGAAAGTTGCCTTGGCCGTTCGCGGCGTGAAGATCGAAACTTGGGAAGACCTCAAGGATCAGATCGGCGGCGCGTATGGTGACAAGGTTGTGTTGGGTAACGAGGACAAGGCTTTCACCATTGAAGCGGCTATTGAGGCGTTGACTGTGGACGATGCGGAAAGTGAACCGTGGGTTCAACTGGCCAACGATAACATGCCGGGCAGCCCCGAAGCGCTCCTGAAACACCTTGCCGATCTAAATGGCATCGAGTTTGTTCCGCCTGAGCTTGATGAAGACGGCTGGCCTCTAGCAGCCTAAACCAACCAAGGCGCGGTCACCAGCCGCGCCTGTCACCATCAACACGAGGAGAAACCCATGCGGGTAACGCTTGACCGAGCGCAGCTAGCGCACGCCTTGTCGACCGTGACAAAGGCTGTTGAGGCCAGAACGACAATCCCAATTCTTGGCAACGTGCTGCTCAAAGTTGACTGCAGTCAACTTTCTATCACTGGCACCAATCTCGATCTGGAAATCAGCACCAGTTTGCCGGTTCTGGATAGCCAAGAAGGCACTGTCACGGTTGCAGGCAAGCTGCTTCTGGACATCGCCAAGAAGGCAACCGGCGACGTTAACTTGGAAGCCGACGGCAATCACCTGGTTGTGAAATCTGGCAAGAGCCGTTTCAAGCTGGATACTCTGCCAGCCGCTGACTTCCCGTCATTCAATCACGGAAGCTTCGACACCACGATCCAAGTGGATCTGGCATCACTAGTGCAGGAAGTGCAGTTCGCTGTCAGCACCGAAGAAACCCGCTATTACCTGAACGGCGTTTTTCTGGAAGCAAAGGACGGACATATCGTTGCCACGGCGACAGATGGTCATCGCCTAGCATCGACACGCATTGAGCAGGAAGCCAAGTTTGCGCCCGTTATTCTGCCGAACAAGCTGCTGTCATTGCTGCCCACCGGAGTCGTGTCGGTTTCGCTGTCATCAAACAAGGTGATGGTCGAGAGCGGTTCGACTGTCATCGTGTCGAAACTCGTCGACGGCACATATCCAGATTACGAGCGAGTCATTCCAAAGCCATCGGAGCGTGTCGCTACGTTGTCGGCTAAAGCACTGCGCGAAGCTGTCGGCCGAACATCGGTTATCGCAAGCGAGCGTGGGCGCGCTGTGCGCTTCTCATTTGCCTCTGATGCTCTGACATTGAATGTCGCTAATCCAGATCGCGGCGACGCTACCGAGGAAATGGAAGTCAACTTCAGCAGCGAGCCGCTGACGATCGGTTTTAACGGCCAGTATGTGACCGACCTCATGGCAGCGTTTGGTGCGGATGAAATCACAATGTCGATGGCGGATTCGGGTTCGCCTGCGCTGATCACGTCAGCCGGCCGTCCGGGATACAGGTGCGTAATTATGCCGATGCGCGTGTAGGTGTGGCACCACTTCCCAAACCTCAATCGACAACCGTCGGTGCGATTTATGCAGCTTACGAGGCTCAGGCGAAATCCTGGGACTCGTGGGGCATCAGCGTGGGCGAGGCGGGCACAGAATGCGACAGGGCGCTTTGGTACGGCTTCAGGTGGGTGTCGGCTCACGAGGTGCATAGCGGCCGACAGCTGCGCTTGTTTGAAACGGGTAACATCGAGGAAGACCGGCTTGTCGCTGATCTCGAGCGCATTGGCGTCGACGTCTACGGTCAGCAAGACAAGATCCGACTGGTGTCGGGGTTCGTGCGCGGCAAGTGCGACGGTAAGGCAATGAATGTGCCGGAGGCGTCGAAAACTGAACACCTGCTTGAGTTTAAATCAAGCAATGCCAAAGGATTCGCGCTGATTGTTAAGGACGGATGCCAGAAAGCAAAACCGTTGCATTATGCGCAGTGCCAGCTTGGAATGCATGCCTTCGGTTTGAGCCGCTGCCTATACCTCGTCTCATGTAAGGACAGCGACAGCCTTTATTCCGAGCGCATAGAATACGATCTGGAATTCTGCCTTCGGCTGGTAGCGCGCTGCGAACGCATTGTGTTTTCGGACATGCCGCCGAGCAGGATTAGCGAAAACCCGGAGTTCCTTGGATGCATGTTCTGCAAGCATAAAGCTGTCTGTCATCACGATGCACAGCCGCGAGTGAACTGCCGAACTTGCCTTCATGCTCAACCTGAAAGCGGCGGCGATTGCCATATCTCGTGCGCACGATGGGCAAAGCCATTGTCGATCGACGAACAGCGCGACGGCTGCCCAGCGCATTTGTATCTGCCGGGCATGGTGAATGGGGAACAGATCGACGTCGATGAGGATGCCGAGAAGATCACTTATAAGATGAAGTCGGGAGAGGTGTGGGTCGATGGCGAGGGGAGGAAGGTGGCGTGAAATACGATAATGATAATCAGCAAAACCGTGCAAGGCCGGGTGAAGCGAGAGCATTTGTTGATGATGTCGTGGCCCGGGCTGTCGAAATGAAGGAGTGTGTATTCTGGCCTTTTTATCGAGATCGGAAAGGATATGCCAGTTTCACGATAAACAGTCAGCCACAGCATGTGCATAGATACATTTGCATCGCGATTGAGGGGCCACCACCGTCAGATTTACACCAAGCCGCACACAATTGCGGGAACGGAAGCCGCGGCTGTGTAAGTCCATTCTGCCTTCGATGGGCTACACAGAAAGAGAACGAGGCTGACAAAATCATTCATGGCACTAAGCTCATGGGTGAAATGGTCGGCGATGCTAAAATCACTACGGAGATAGCAAGACAAATCCACGTCCAACGAAAGCTTGGCATAACTTCAGATGAGATTGCTAAAGCGTTCGGCATTAAGGGACAGCAGGTCCGTAGAATTACAACAGGGGAGCGGTGGCCTCACATCCATCCGGATAACGACCCTGTAACGAGAGAAATGGTCTCGCAAACATCCAGCGAAATAGTATCGTTAGATTGCCGCGTAAAAGCGACGGACGACCAGATAAGGCAAGCACATGTGATGCGTTTTGGTGGGAGTACCTTTGCCAGTATAGCAAGGTTTCTCAATATGGAATCCGGTCAGGCGAGACGCATAATAATGGGGGAGAGGCGAAAGAGCTTACACCCTGACAACGATGAAATCACCGCTGCGATGATAAAAAAGGTAGCATGATGCTGGAACTCAGGTCTTACCAACGCGAAAGCATAGACGCGCTTTATGAATATTGGGCCAATGGCGGCGGCAACGGATTAATTGTGCTGCCTACCGGTGCCGGGAAAGCCCTGGTTATTGCCAAGATCATTGAGGAGTTGCTTGCTCAATATCCAGACATGCGGATCGTCAATGTCACGCATTCGGCGTCATTGGTCGAACAGAACTTCAAGGAGTTCTTGGGCCTCTGCCCGTTTTCGCCTGCTGGCATTTATTCCGCCAGCCTCAATCGTCGTGACAGTAGGGCGCAAGTGCTGTTTTGTGGCATTCAGTCGGTTTGGAATAAGGTCAAGCAATTGGGCCCAATCGATCTTGTTTTGGTCGATGAGGCGCACGCGATTAGCCGCAACGCTAATACCCAATACGGAAAATTCTTCCGAGATGTGCGTGAGGAAAACCCGGACAGCCGAACGGCTGGCACCACGGCTACCGATTATCGCATGGATTCAGGACGCCTTACTGATGAAATGGATTCCGACGATGATGTTGACGAGGACGGCAACAAGGTCAGGTTCAAGCTGTTTGATGATGTCGTTTATGAAACCGGCATCGCAGAGTTAATCGAGAACGGCTATCTGACGAAGCTGACTAGCCACAAAACTACAGCGAAGATCGACCTCAAGGGCGTTGGGTCGCGGGGCGGCGATTACATACCGGGACAGCTGTCGGCCGCCGCGGAGAAGATAATTGAGGATGCCGTCGCGGAAGACATGGTCATGTCTGAAGGTCGCCGTGCAGGACTATTCTTTAGCACCAGTAAGGAAAACGCGCGTCATATAGCCGAGTGCATTCGCAGTCATGGGCGCACTTGTGCAGTCCTGACGAGTGATAATGCGCATCAAATTAAGGAGATATTTGAAGGTTTTAGGTCTGGAAAATACTGGGCCATCTCGTCCGTATCAATGATCACGACAGGAACAAACTTTCCGTTCGTGGACTTCATCAGTCTAATCTTTTCGACGAAATCGGCTGGAAAACTCGTTCAAGTGTTAGGTCGCGGAACGCGTAATTTCGCTGGCAAGACTGATTGCCTGATTGCGGACCACGGAAAGAATCTGGCTTACCACGGACCCATTGACCAAATCCGGCCTAAGGCCCCAGGAAGCGGAGACGGCGATGCACCTAAAAAAGTTTGCCCTAGCGAGGAAACACCGGGAGCGGTGAAAGATGAGGAAGGCAAATTCGGTTGTGGTGAGTCCATTCATGCATCGGCAAAGACGTGCCACTGCTGTGGATATATTTTTCCTCAAAGCGAGAAGACGTCCATTACGGCTCAAGCAGCTGACGCCCCAGTCCTTTCCACCGCCGAGGCAGAATGGCGCAATGTAACTGGACGGACGTTTCACTTTCACGAAGGAAAGGGCGACAAGCCGCCATCGGTCAAATGCAGTTACATCGCGGGCTATACGCAGATCAATGAATGGCTTTGTCCGCAGCATACGGGTTTTGCACAAACCAAAGCGCATCGATGGTGGACGCAGCACGGAGGTCAGCGGCCTTTTCCAAAGACGGTTATGGAATGGCTCGAACGCCAGCGCGAGTTGCTAACCACCGACGAAATCAGCGTTGTGCCAAACGGCAAATATTGGAATGTGAAAGATGTGCGGGCCGGTCTCATGCTCGGAGCGGATGCAGATAACGACAATGTGCCGGTGCCCGCGAACGACAATGTGTCTATCGGACTTTCGGAGCTGCTCGACGACGAGATACCATTTTGAAAAAGTCCCGTATCGCGTTTGGGCGGGGGGCTTGGGTACGCGATACGGGGAGCATTTATCCAAAGGAGGTCAATGCAATGCCGAGGTTACGAAATAAATCCTAGAATAAAATAGAACAAATGTAACGGTTGCCAATACTGGGTGATACAACCAAAATATTTTAACCCTTCATTAACACTGTCTTTATGAGCAAACCACACCATGGACTACCGGCCTTACCAGCCAACCACACGAGGAGAATTCAATGACCAATGACACTTACGATCCGTACACCATCGCGGCCATTGCCGAGATTGGCCACAACAACCCGCCGACCTCTGCTTATGAGGAGATCAAGCAGGAAATCGAAGACCTGTTCGCCGAAGCTAAGAATTTCGCAGACGGCGAAGCGATTGACACCGCTGCATTAGCGGAAGCCGTTACCGAACTGCACGACAAGTTGCATGAGGCTGGAAAGCGCGCTGACGAGGTTCGTAAGGACGAAGCCAAACCACACGACGATGCTAAAGCTGAGATCCAGACGCGCTATAACAAGCTGATCGGCAATACCAAAACGTCAGGTAAAGGCAAGGTCGTGCTCGGCAAGGAAGTGCTGCAAGGTCTCCTGACGCCGTGGCGCAACAAGGTTGCCGCCGAAAAGGAAGCTGCGGCACGTGCAGCGCGTGAGGAAGCCGACCGCGTAATCCGCGAGGCGCAAGAAGCCATGCAGGCGAGCGCTGGCAATCTGGAAGCCCGCGAGCAGGCTGAGGAACTGGTCAAGGAAGCCAAACAAGCCGACCGTTGGGCTAAGCGCGAAGACAAAGCGGCAACGACTGGAACGGGCCTCCGTTCAGTGTGGCACGCTGACATGATAGATGAAGGCGTTGCTTTGGATTGGGCATATGGCCGTGCGCCAGAGCGCTTCAAAGCAGTCGTGCAGGCAATGGCCGAGGAAACTGTGCGCGCCGGTATGCGACAGGTGCCGGGGTTCAACGTGCGTGAGGAAAGGGTGGCAAGGTGATGGGTAAGCCCCATTGCTGGTTACTTGGCTTATCGTTAATTAGATGGGCTAAGGCGAGTGGAGGGTTAAATCGTGCGCAAGACTGAATTATATCAAAAATCTAGCGGTAACTCGGGACAGTTTGTTGACCACTGGTTTCTCGTTCACGCTGACGATGGCACTTATCAGGTCGAATACCAGTGGATCAACAAAATGGGTCTAGGGCGGAAGGATGTCGAAGGATCAGCCATTTATTCAATAAATGAGGCGCTAAACAGGGCCCCCGCAGAAGCGATAGATGCCCTCAAGAGGGAACTGGATATCTGACCTAATCTGCCCGCCAGCCACCAACTGTTGGGTTACCACACACGAGGAGAGAATGAATGCAGGAAGCTGCAACCCTTCCGCTTGAAATACCCAGCGGGCCTTTCGGCTGCGTCCTTGCGGACCCGCCATGGTCTTTCAGAACATACGGCAAAAAAGACGTCGCACCGGCACGAGGGCGCCAGCCTTACGGTGTGATGTCACTCGACGATATCAAAGCGCTGCCTGTCGAACAGGTATGCGCTCGCGACTGTTTGTTGTTTATGTGGACGGTTTCGCACCTGCAGGCCGCTGCAATCGATGTGGCTGCCGCCTGGGGATTTCAGCCTGTCAGTGTTGCTTTTGTCTGGGACAAAGGCCGCATGGGTATGGGCTATTGGACAAGGCAGGAAGTCGAAATCTGTCATCTGTTCAAGCGTGGTAAGCCTCGCCGTCTATCGAAAGGCGTTCGCTCGCTCATCAAGGCTCCGCGCCGCGAGCATTCCCGCAAACCTGATGAGCAATACGGACGCATCGAGAAGCTCGTCGATGGTCCTTACCTAGAGCTCTTCGCCCGTCAGGCATGGCCGGGCTGGACTTCATGGGGCAACGAGTCTGAGAAGTATGTGGCTGCGAACGAGAACAATGACTTGCTGGGGAGGGTGGCAGCATGAGCCTTACTCCTGAACCCACAACTTGCATCTGCGGCAGGCAGGCAACCGGCCTTGCTGTAGGTGATCATTGGCTTTGTCCAGAATGTGTACCGATCATGGAATTCGTCAAATCAGTACGCCGCCCAACGATGTACGAGCTTAAGGCACGTGAGGGCGGTATGGATGCAGCAGCGCCATTTGTCGAGGAGTTCGGCTCAGACCTGTCTCAATGGACAGAAGAGCAGGTGCTCATATTCGTTGGCGCCTGTTGGCGGGGGACCGCTGATCGTATCCGGCACCTGATCAAGGATGGAGATGCGCCATGGTAACGGCCACCAACGACAACAATGCACTCCGCTTTCTTTCAGTTTGCAGCGGGATTGAGGCAGCTTCGGTCGCGTGGAATCCGCTCAGCTGGCAGGCGGTTGCATTCAGCGAGATTGAAAAGTTCCCCTCTGCGGTGCTGGCGCATCATTATCCTGATGTGCCGAACCTTGGAGATTTTACCAAGATCGACACAGCGGCACTCGGTCGTGTCGATATCCTCTGCGGTGGCACACCTTGCCAAGCCTTTTCAATCGCAGGTGCGCGTAGGTCACTTGAAGACGCACGCGGCAACTTAACCCTAGCCTTTGTGGAACTTGCACATGAGCTTGCAGCAGGAAATGGACTTCGCAACGCCGTATGGGAAAACGTTCCCGGCGTCCTATCAACCAAAGACAACGCCTTCGGATGTTTCCTGGCAGGACTTGTCGGAGCAGATGATCCCTTGCAGTCGCCAGACGGGCATAAATGGCCAAACGCAGGTATGGTTGCAGGGCCACGGGCACGGGCCGCTTGGCGGATTCTCGACGCTCAATATTTCGGATTGGCCCAACGACGCAAGCGTGTCGTCGTTGTCGCAGATTTTGGAAACGGCGCAGATCCCGCAGCGGTTTTATTTGAGCGCAAAAGCTTGTCAGGGAATACTCCGCCGCGCAGACAGGCGGGGGAAGACATTGCCCCAACAATTAGCGCACGCCCTACAGGCGGTGGCGGACTTGGGACCGACTTCGTTCTCGACGGCGGATTGATATCCTCAACAGGCAGTGTGGCACACTGCCTGAATGCTGGTGGCATGGGCCGACAGGATTATGAGACAGAGACGATGGTTGCTCATCCGCTGTTGACAAAGGGAAATAGCAGCCACGACGATACGCTTGAGACGTTTGTGGCTCATTCACTGCGTGGCGAAGGTTTTGACGCCAGCGAGGATGGCACCGGGCGTGGAACGCCGATTGTTCCTGTCGCATTTGCCCAGAATACCAGAGATGAGGTTAGGCTAATAGGTGGTGACGGTACGATTGCTGGCGCATTGGCAGCCGAAGCTGGAATGAAGCAGCAGACGTATTTGGCATTCGACTGCAAAGCATCAGGTCGCAGCGGCTTCGGTGTCGGCCCTAACCTGATTGCGGAAAGATGGGCAGTCCGTCGCCTCACGCCAACCGAATGCGAGCGCCTGCAAGGTTTTCCAGACGGGTACACAAACATCCCTTGGCGCAACAAACAAACCAGCCCAGACGGACCTCGTTACAAGGCATTGGGCAACAGCTGGGCAGTGCCGAAGTTCAGATGGATTGGCGAGCGTATCGCTCGCCTTATGCCGCAGGTAGTCGCCAACGACAATCACTGCACCCATACGCTGCGGCCCTGCGCATAGAGATGGTTGAGTAGGCCAGCAGCGTAGTTGGCCTGCCACGACTCAAACCCGCTTTGGACGGTACCGCCGATTTCGGCAGCTTGCCCGGTCACTGTATCAATCACGGCCCAGGTTCCGTCTGGCATTTCTCGAATGCTGTATTTGGCTTCGGACATGGCAGCGCTCCAAAGGATTGTTCATGCAGAATATCACCACTCAGTAATTTGCAGAAGACCCAGCGCAGCCTAAGGCAACTGGCCGCTTCCACCTTCGTGCTGCCGTTCCATGAAAGTCCGGGTGATCTGCACCAGGCAATCATTCGCCTCTGTCTCGGTGAGCCCGGTCTGAAGCTTACCGTCGAATTCGACCGGTTCATTTTTGTACGCCTCAATCACAGACCAAGTGCCGTCCTGTTCTTGGCGGACCTTATAGCCATTCTCAATCATAGTTTCCTCCTTCAGGAGTTCACATGCAGAATAATACCATTCGGCAATTTGCAGAAGACCCAATGTTCGACGTCGCCCTGTCGTATCAGGCGCAAAACTGGCCGGTTTTTCCGTGCCGCCACCGCGATGATGAATATGTTGACCATGACGGGTGCATTGAAATCCTCGCTACTAAAACACCGCTCACCAGCAACGGGTTCCGCGGCGCTACGCTTAATGAGCGCATCGTCCGTGAATACTGGCGCCGCAACCCTTCCGCAATGATCGGGGTGCCGACAGGTGCACCTATTGGTGCATGGGTTCTTGATATCGATCCGAAACACGGCGGCGACGAAACGCTTGCCGCGCTGGAGGCTGCGCACGGCGCGCTGCCTGCAACGCGGACCGCAGAAACCACGAGCGGCGGCCGTCACTACTTCTTTCGTCATCGTCAGGGCGTTCGCAACCGTGGCGCGCTTGGCTCGGGCGTCGACGTGCGCGGTGACGGCGGTTATGTCATTGCAGCCGGGAGCGTGCCGGAGGTCGGCCTGCCTTATCGCTGGGTATCTGAGCAAGAGCCGGTCGACGCGCCAGACTGGTTACTCGAACTTGTGCTGCCACGTTCGTATGAAAGCACATACACCGCAGCACCGTCTGTTAGTGGCAAGATCAATGACCGCTATGTCGAGCGTGCGGTTCAATCCGAGCTGGACGATCTTGCGCTTGAGCCGATGGGCAATCGCAACAACCGTCTGAACGACGCCGCATTCCGTTTGGGCACTTTTGTCGGGGCAGCCGCTCTGGCTGAATCCGAAGCGCGCGCTCTGCTACAGGACGTGGCACGAGGCTGGGGCCGAGATTGGCCGCGCTGCGTTAAGACCATCGACAACGGACTTGCTGCCGGTGCCCGCAGTCCACGTAGTGTGCCACAGAACGACAACGATAACACGCGTCTGGTCGATATCAGTCGTATGATCGCTAATGGCTTGGCGAAGGCGGAGGCGCGCACCGATGTTGTTGCAGAGCCAGTCGCGGACTTTGATTCATCTGTAAAGGAACCGGAGCAAGCCACAGAAAACAAAAGAGCAATCATTGCGACACCGTTCGTCTGGAAAGACCCGGCGACCCTGCCGCGCCGCGAGTTTGCGTTCGGTAAGCACTTCATTCGCAAGTATGTTTCAGTGACGGTTGCTCCGGGTGGTCTCGGCAAAACTGCGAACAGCATCGTCGAAGCGCTCGCCATGGCTTCGGGTAAAGCGCTCAATGGCACGAAGCCGCCGAAGCGTCTGAAGGTATGGCTGTTCAATGCCGAAGATCCGCGCGACGAACTCGAACGCCGCATCATGGCCGCGTGCATTCATTTCAATCTGAAGCCGGCGGATATCGACCGACATTTGTTTCTAGACACAGGTCGCGAGCAGGAACTGGTCATTGCGATCGATGACAAGAAAGGCGTGCGCATCCAAGAGCCGGTCGTTGAAGCAGTCGTTGAAACGATCTCGGAGCTTGGCATCGATGTCATGATTGTTGATCCGTTCGTGTCAACGCACCAGGTCAATGAAAACGACAACGGCGCAATCGACAAGGTGGCCAAGCTCTGGGCACAGGTTGCGGATCGTACGAATTGCTCCATCGATATCGTGCATCATCTGCGCAAGGTGAGCGATCGCGAAGCGACTGTCGAAGATGCTCGCGGCGCTGTTTCGCTGATCGGTGCGGCGCGGTCGGTTCGGGTGCTTAACCGCATGTCAGAAGCCCAAGCCAGTGATGCCGGCCTTACACACGAAGCGCGGTTTGCGTATTTCTCTGTCACATACGGAAAAGCTAACCTTGCGCCGATGTCGCACAGGGCCGACTGGCGGAAATTGGAGAGCGTCGCGCTGGGTAACGGGCAGGGATTGACCAAGCCGCAGGATCATGCGCCCGTCGTGACATCGTGGGCATGGCCGACGAGCGAAGAAGTGGCTGAGACACTCACCGAAGACGAACGCGAAGCAATCCGGGGCGTTGTGAACGGCGGCATGTACAAGCCAGCGCCACAGGCCAAGGATTGGGTAGGACGTGCCGTTGCTTATGCGTTGCAGCTGGACGTCGACGAAGAAACGGACAAGAAGCGTGTCGGGATGATCACCAAGGCGCTGTTTGCGGAGGGCTTCTTGATGAAGGTGGAAGACCGGGACCCTGTTCAACGCAGGGCGACGACGTTTGTTCGAGCTGTTTAAGGTTTAAAAGCCCCTACGGGGGCTTTTTTTGTTTTTTTATTCTGCGATGTTGGCACGAGAATAGAAGTCTTTTGCGGGGGCGCAAGTGAGGAAGTACATTTGGTGGGTTGGCATCGGTGCATACGTTGTAGTCGTATTTTTTGTCGCCGCACTTGTCACAAAGGAGACTGAATGCGCCTACAATTACCTGCCATGCCTGGAGCCTAATGGGTTAGGAGATTTTTTAGCGGGAATTTTTGCTCCGCTAGCCTTTTTATGGTTGGCGCGGGCGGTATTTATGCAGTCTTCGCAGCTTGAGATGCAGAAAGAAGAGTTAACGCTGACGCGTGAAGAAATGAAATTGGCGCGCCAGGTAGCTGAAGACACACAAAAGGAAATAAAAGCTCAGGCAGAAGCAATGAGGCTTCAGAAGGATATTCTGCAATCACAACTAGATGACGAGCGAAGAGTTAGGGCTGATAAAGAAGTGGAGGCTCTTTTAGGTAACCTATTCGAGCTGTTAAAAATATTTCCCAACTTCTTAGTGGTAACCTGGACAAAGCCAGGAATTGACGTTAATTCTTGGACCCAAGACGATGATATTTTGTATTGGTATTTATTTGGGTATTATAAAATTGATGGTTCGGTTATGTCTCCATCCCTTTTTAGCCAAGTTTACAGTAAATTAAATAAAAGCGCCGGACACGACGACGCTGATTTAAGTTCATTTAAGATAGTCTTTAATGAAGAAAAATTAATATTATTGAGATCTTTAATACGCAACCTCGAAGTGATCTTATCAATATCTGAGGCAGCAGGTGACGCGACGAGGGAATACATACGGGCTTCGCGATTGCACGTGATGTGGAGCGATTTGATTGAAGCAGAGAAAATTTTGTTAGAGATCGTGGCTCTATATGGCTCACAACGATAACGGTCCAGCGTCAGAAATGGCGGCTTAGAATACAACCAGCTGTCACAATCAAAATACAACCATAGGTAACGCGTAAGTCATACTGCGTAAGTCTCAAAAAACCTAAAAAGACTTGCGCAAAAGCACGCTGCTTTTAGTGCGTAAGAGTTCTTATATAGAAACTTACGCACAAAGCGCGCAGCGCGTAGTTCTATGCGTTTGAGAACTACGCACTTTTTAGAAAATTTCCCGATTGAAAAATACAACCTGATTAGAGGTTGGTCCAAAATAGTAGTCATGCGGCGTCGGCCATTAATACCACATTTATTGTGCCGCTCCACACTCATCCTGCCGCTACCAACGGCATGGACTCACCGCCGCAACAAACACGAGGAGCACACATGGCTCGCAACCGCTTACGCGCGCCTTCATCGACAACCGCCACCACAACCCAAACCGTCCGCATCAATGGCGTCCGAACGATCATCACGACGCGCAACGGCAAGGTGACAACAAAAGCAGCCCTGCCTCTGGAATGGGAACTGCAAGCAGCACAAATCCGCAGCCTGCGAAAAATGCCAGAATACGTGCACACAGCGAAAGACGTGCGACCGGGGACATTCACACTGGCCGGAGATCAAAACGCAGCCAAGCGCGGACCCACAGCAAGAGCCGAAGCATTGGCTGCAGGACTGACACCGGGAGAAGCAGACGTCCGGATCTATCTCTACGGTGGTGTTCTGCGCCAGATTGAAAACAAGGTCGGCAAGGCCAAGCTCGAACCAAGCCAGATAACCCGCCATCCGTTGCTTGATGCTCTTGGCTTTCCCGTCGTGGTCGTCAGGGCAGTCACCGAGGACGATGCAGCAGAGCAGGCAGTGAGGCTGGTTAAAGGCTGGCTGAGTGAAAGCATTGAACAAAGGGAGGCAGCATGAGCTCTCCTGGAACTTTCATGGGTGGACTGAATAATCCAGACATGCACCACCGACAGCTTATTCCTCGTTATGAGGAAGCGATTGAAGAGAGTGTTATAGGCGACGGGAATAAGCCTGTTTTTTGTCTGGCAGAGCTTAGAAACCTCAAACTGCTAGTGGCGGCGTCTAAAAGAATAACGACCTCTGATCACACTGCCGTCTATGTGATCGGTGAAGAAAAGGCCTCTCGAGTAAAAATCGGCAAAGCGAGATCCCCAATACATCGCCTCGCTACTCTACAGACAGGAAACCCTGACACTTTGTTCCTGCACCGGGTTTTTTGGTTCGACACCGCATTATGCGCAGCAGGGGTTGAGGAACAAGCCCACATCATTGCTGAGCAGGAGCATTACCGACTTGAAGGTGAGTGGTTTGAATGTAAGCCACACGAAGCACACGACCACATTGTTGAAGCAGCGCAATCTCTTCGCAGCGGTTACTGCGCGCTAACTCCAACCAAGGAGACGCCATATGTTCAATTTTAATCTGAATCCACGCATCATGACCAGTGCGATCCATGGATCGCACAGCCCCGAACGCTCGCCGGCACAAAGGCAGGCATCCAGAGAGCGTATACGGCTTGAGCGTGCCCGTGAAGTAAAGGTGTTGGCAAAGTTGCGTCGCGGCATCAATAAGCGGCAAGGTATTGGAAGCGATTGGGATGGTCGTGCTGCAAATGACAATATCGCCTGGCCGCTGGCTACTGCGCTGATCAAAGAGGGGAACACCGATCTTTTGAAGTACGCGATGTTCTACCGCCGTATTCACACCGCAGCGAAGAGCAATGCATTGCTGGGTGGATCGACCGTGACGCTTGGTGAAGGAATGGCTCTGGATCGCCATATCCATGTTCGTCCGAATGGAAGCATCGCTTACAAGCATGTAAGGCAATCCAAGGCTGCCAGCATAGATATACCGTCCCGCAAGAAAAGCATCACTGATTCAGAGACGCAGTTGTCTTCAGATAAATCAGAAAGTGGATACACCAACGTTCCCAAGCCGTGGAAAGGCGATGCACCGGTCAACGATATGATCGACGCGAAGCATCAGCTTAGTCGGCTGCAATCGGCGCTTGGCTATCTTTGTGAGCCATTCGAGTTGGCTTGCATCGATGGAAAGACGCTTGGAGAAGTTGGAAATGCTGTAGGGATTGCTAATCGTGCGGGTTCAATGGGTGCGGGTAGGGCCATGGTTCATATGGCCCTTATTACACTGCGAGACACGATCGGTGACCTGCAGCGCAAGGACATAACCTCTAAGTTATAACCTGATCAGTCAGAACGTTGGTAATAGTGGGAAGGCAATCTTCCACACTATTCCAAGTTCTGTGCGCACAGGCTGATGCCAGCGACAGACGCTCGGTCAGCGATGAACCGGGCGTAACTACCCGACGACGGTATTCAGTCGTCAATCTGAAAGGCAAGCGCAATCCCCTGCAGTCATTGGCTCGCAGACATAGGCAGTGCACGCCTGCATTGCGCTTGCCAATATATTCAAATCCCCGGCGCCGTTTCTCCTCCGGCAGACGGGATGCGGCGGGTTGAGGTTGGCAAGATAAAGCCAGTGCCTCCCCGCCGATCAGTTATCTGTCCCGATTAGACGTCCTACTTCAATGCGCAGTCGTATCGGAATATTGGGCTTTCGGCGGCGTCACACTGACATGTGTTTCGATTATCGCCACCTGCTCTGCGATCTTAACCGGATCGTGTATCCCACTCTCAAATGATCGGATTATGGCTCTCGCCACCCTGTCCTTGTCTTCATGGCTAGTAGGGCATCGGTCAAGTAAAACGCAGCATTCTTCGTATGCTTTTTGTAGAATGGCTAAATCTGTGGGGCGGAAAGTCCCGTGATACTTTGCGTTCCTAAACGGCATTTGTCTCACCTCCTATCCAGAGCGGTATTTAACTATTTGTTAAGGGTTCTTGCAAGTGGAACGAAGCACCTCACGCCCGCAAGAACTGCAATCGTGATGGAGTTTGTAATGTTCAATCGATTATTTCGTATTGCCACGGATGTTGTAACAACTCCTGTCGCTATCGTGGCTGACGTTGTCACGTTGGGTGGGCTGACCAATGAGCGTGATGAGCCGTATACGGTAACAAAGGCTCGTCGTATCGGCAGCGACACAGCGAAGATCGTAGATAAGCTGGTGTCGTGACGTCTCGTCCCTGGATAAAATGGTATAAGACAAAGAGATGGGAAGCACGACGGCAAGCATTGTTTGCCGAGCAACCGTTATGCGTAAAGTGCTTGCAGCGCGAAGAGATCACGGTTGCGAATACTGCCGATCATATCACGCCGCATCGTGGAAATCCTGACCTGTTCTGGCACGGCGAGTTACAACCGCTCTGCGCATCATGCCATTCGCGCGACAAGCAGCTAGAGGAGGCTGGCAAGGTCGCTGTGACCTTTGGGTCTGATGGTTATCCTCTCTCTTGACCTCGAAATGTTGCAAAAATGCAACACCCACATCTCGAATGTGTCAAGAATGTCACACATGGACCCCAAGGCGGGGTCGAAAGTCTCGAGGGCAACGATCAGCGGAACGGCGAGGGAAGTTCCTTCTAATGCTATTACAGTTTTTTCAATGAGGTAATTATGGCGAAGCGTAAAAGCCGCATCGATAGTGCGGCTGAAACCGTGCGCGTTATGGCAAAAGCTGCTGCCGGTATTGAGCGTCCATCGAACATTCCACTCTCTGACGAGGACATTCCATTTTTCGAGAATGTTATTGCCGAATATGCAAGGTCGGAATGGTCAGCCCACCAGCTTGAGCTCGCGGCACTACTCGCGCGCACAATGGCTGATCTCACGCGCGAGCAAGGCTTGCTGCGAGATGAGGGCGGTATCGCGTATTCTGACAAAGGTACACCTGTCGCCAACCCACGCAAGTCGATCGTTCAGATGCACGCAAGCTCGATCCTTTCCTTTCGCCGTTCACTGTCGCTTCACGCGCGTGCGCAAGCGGGCGAGAGCCGGGACGTTGCAAAACGGCGTGCGTCCGCCAAAGACATTGAGGACGGCAACCCGCTAGAGGACGATCTGCTGGCGCGGCCCGATTGAGGTAAATGGCGGGTAAGGTCATAACGCGCGGTGAGCGTGTCATTGCGTTCATCGAAAAATATTGCATCGTGCCAGAGGGCACATTGCTCGGTAAGCCGGTTCGGCTGTTGCCATTCCAGAAGAAATTCATAACCGACGTCTATGACAATCCGAGTGGCACATCTCGCGCCTACCTGTCTATCGCAAGAAAGAACGGTAAGACCGCCATTATAGCTTGTCTGCTGCTCGCGCACATCATCGGGCCGGAAGCTTATCAGAACAGCCGCATCATTTCGGGTGCGCGTTCGCGTAAGCAGGCTGCGGAAGTTTTCAACTACGCCTCTAAGATGTTCATGATGCAGCCGGCTTTTAAAAAGCTTGGCCGCTGCATTCCGTCTAGCAAGACGATTATCGGCTATACGAAGAACGTCGAATATCAAGCCATCTCGGCAGAAGCCGCAACCGCTCACGGCGGATCGCCAATCCTGGCTATTCTTGATGAGGTGGGGCAGGTCAAAGGACCGACTGACGATTTCGTTGAGGCTATTGAAACTTCACAGGGCGCTTACGAAGGTATGGCGCTCCTGATCGCTATTTCAACGCAGGCTGCAACCGACAACGATATGTTCAGCCGCTGGATCGACGATGCTGAAACATCGAAAGATCCCCGTATTGTCAGCCACGTTTATTCGGCGGACGCGGAATGCGATCTTCAGGATGAGAAAGCGTGGCGCGCTGCAAATCCAGCGCTCGGCATTTTCAAATCAGTCAGTGACGTGAGGGATTTTGCAGCACGAGCTGCACGTCAGCCAACAGTTGAAGCAAGCTTTCGTTGGTTGCACCTCAATCAGCGTATCGACGCATCTGCGCCGTTTGTGACTCCTGCGGTCTGGAAAGGATGTGGACGCACCGAAGTGGCAGGCTTCGACGGTTTGCCGGTGTTTGGCGGTCTTGATCTGTCTGAAGTGAACGATCTTACCGCACTTGTTTTGATGGCCCCCAAGGACGGTATTTGGCATGTGCGGCCTACATTCTGGCTTCCGAGTGATGGGTTGAGGCAAAAGGCCAAAGACGATCGCGTGCCTTACGACATTTGGGCTAAGCCGTCTGACAAAGGCGATGTCTTCTTGCAGACTACGCCCGGCCCGACAGTCGATTATGAGTTTCTTGCTCATTACCTATTTTCATTGAAGCAGTCTTCCGACCTTCGCAAGATCGCGTTTGACCGATGGAACTTTCGACATCTGAAGCCATGGCTTTTGAACGCCGGGTTCACCGAGGAAGAAACCGAAGGTGATGCGGCACTGTTTGAGCCTTTCGGACAGGGCTTCGCGTCAATGTCTCCTGCGCTGCGAACGCTGGAAAGTCTGCTTCTCAGCAAAAAGATAGCTCATGGCGAACATCCTGTTCTCAACATGTGCATGGTCAACGCGACTGTAAAGCAAGATCCTTCCGGCAATCGGAAACTCGACAAGCAGAAATCGCGCGGACGTATCGATGGCGCAGTCGCGCTTGCTATGGCGACCGCTGTCGCAAGCACCTATGAGCAGGAAGTTCCTGAACCATCCGTATACCGCAAAGGCCGTGGCCTTTTAATAATGTGAGGGCCGCATGGGCTTGAGAGATTGGTGGCGAGGATCGGGCACAGCTGCTCCATCTGCGCCGCGAAGAGATCCAGCTTTTGTTGGGCCTTCCTGGAACAGTATGGCGACTTCATCGCTGGAAGAGTATTTGGCAGGACAAGCGCCGAGCGCGAACGTAACCGCCGACGCAGCGATGAAGATTTCTGCAGTATGGCGCTGCGTGAACTTGATCTCAGGCGGTGTTGCTACACTCCCATTGGACTTAAAGCGACGCGTAAATGGTGCGCGTGTCGATGCTGAAGATCATGATTTGTGGCATGTGTTGAGACGTAAGCCGAACAAGTGGCAGACGACTGCTGAATTCAGACGGATGATGCAGGCCAGCGTTTTGCTGCGTGGGAATGGATATGCGCTTATTGTCCGGTCAGGCAAAAAGGTGCTTGAGCTTATCCCGCTCAACGCTGACAATGTTGAAGTCAAGCAAGAGCGCGATTTGTCGCTCAGCTACACCGTTACCCTGCCTTCGGGTGTGCGCACCATTCTAAAACAGCGCGATATGTTTCATCTGCGTGGGTTGACGATGGATGGTGTGACCGGGTTGCCGGTGATTACTTACGCTCGCGAGGCAATGGGTTTAGCGATTGCCACCGAAAGTCATGCGGGCGCGCTATTCAAAAATGGTACGCGTGCTGGTGGCGTCATCAAGCACCCCGGAACGCTGGGTGAGGAGGGCGTCGTCGCCCTCCGCGAAAGCTTGGATTATTACCGATCCGGTGGCGCTCTTGAAGGTCGGGACCTAATCCTTGAAGAGGGGATGGAATACGACCGGCTGGCGATGACGTCAGTGGATGCGCAATTTATTCAAACGCGCGTTCAGTCTCTTGCTGAGATCGGAATGTACTTTGGCGTTCCCTTGCACCTCATTGGTCTCAACGACAAAGCGTCAAGCTGGGGAACCGGCATTGAGCAAATGGGCATCGGCTTCGTTACCTATACGATGCAAGACTGGCTCACGATGTGGGAACAGGCCATTGGTCGCGATCTGATCGATGAAAAAGAAACCGATCTGTACGCCAAGTTCAACCATGCAGCTCTGCTCAAGGGTGACACAGTCGCTCGTTACGGAGCTTACGCCACTGGCAAACAGTGGGGCTGGCTTTCGTCAAACGACATTCGGGCGTTGGAAGACATGAACCCAATTGAGGGTGGCGACGAATATCTCCAGCCATTGAATATGGCGCCCGTTGGCTCTCAACCATCCACGGCAGATCTGCCACAGGAATAATCAAACATGGACCTACCTAGAATTGAGGTGCCAGTGCGAGCTGGCATTCGAGCGCGCACGCCTGATGCGGTTTTGGAAAAGTGGGACGCATCCATCCTCTCCGCAGATGCAATCGGCGACAATGTGATCTCGATCTATGATGTGATCGGCGAAGACTTCTGGACGGGCGGCGGCTTTACGTTGAAACGTCTTGATGCGGCTCTCCGAACGATTGGCCGTCGTGACTTCGAGGTACACATTAATTCGCCCGGTGGCGATATGTTTGAAGGTGTGGCGATCTTTAACAAGATCCGCGACCACGCTGACGCAAATAATCTGTCGGTTAAGGTCAAGGTTCTTGGCGTTGCGGCCAGCGCTGCCAGCGTGATTGCCATGGCCGGTGACGAGATTGAAATCGGTTCTTCAGCTTCGATTATGATCCATAATTGCTGGACTATCGCACAGGGTAACCGTCGCGACTTTGCCGAAATGGCCGTCACGATGGAACAGTTCGATGCGAATATGGCCTCTGTCTATGAGGCCAGAACCGGCAATGATCTGAAATCCATTGCCGCAATGATGGATGCAGAAACTTGGTTCTCAGGTCAGGCGGCGATTGATGCTGGTTTTGCTACTGATTTGCTACCGGCTGACCGTATCAAGTCGGAACCGAACACAAAAGCGAATGCGCTTCGGGCTGAAAAGCAAGCCGAACGAGCTTTGAGGCTCGCAGGTGCGTCTGCCAAAGAAGCCAAAACAACTATCTCAGACATGAAGAAGGCCGCGCGCGATGATGCCGCTGAGCCCAATTCCAACGCTGATGTTGCCCAGTCTGAATATGCCGCACTCGCGGCTTCACTCACGAAATTAACGTCAGCGTTAGGAGTCTCTCATGACTGACATCAATACTGTAACTGCCCTGATTGAACAGCAGGGCGTGGCCTTTGAAGCATTTAAGGCCGAACATACCAAGGCACTCGCGGACGTTCGTAAGGACGTTGTGCAGGCCGAAAAGGTCGATCGCATCAATGCAGAAATCAGCAATCTTACCGCTGCGATCGACGATGCGAACTCGAAGCTTGCTGCCGTAATGGTCGGCGGTGCTGGCGAGCCAGAAAAAGGTCGCGGCGAATACGCCAAGGCGTTTGATCGCTTCTTCCGTAAGGGCGATGAAAACGGTCTGGAAGCAGCTTCTGCTGCTGGCGTAAAGGCTGGCATGAGTGTCGGTGTTCCTGAAGAAGGTGGCTATACTGCCCCGACTGAATGGGATCGCACAATTACCGACAAGCTGAAGATTGTTTCACCGATGCGCCAGATCGCAACGGTTCAGACGATCAGCGGTAACGGCTTCTCGAAGCTGTATAACGACCGTGCGACTGCATCCGGTTGGGTTGGTGAAACTGCCGCTCGCCCTGAAACCACAACTGCAAAGTTTGCAGAAGTGAAGTTCAATACCGGCGAGATTTACGCGAATCCTGCGGCAACTCAGCGACTGCTGGATGATTCCGAAATCAATCTCGAAAGCTGGCTTGCAGGTGAAGTCGAGACTGAGTTTGCGTATCAGGAAGGTCTTGCGTTCGTCTCTGGCAACGGCACTGACAAGCCGAAGGGGCTTCTCACCTACACGGCTGCGGCATCTCATCCTTGGGGTGCAATTCCTACGGTCAATTCTGGTGCTGCCGCTGCGCTGACCACTGATGGTCTAATCGATCTGGTTTACGACCTGCCAAGCGAACGCACGCCAAATGCAAGATTTGCGCTGAACCGCAAGTCTCAAGGTGAAGTCCGTAAACTGAAGGACGGTCTGGGTAACTATATCTGGCAGCCTGGATTGCAGAGCGGCCAGCCAGCAACAATCCTTGGCTTCCCAGTCACGGAACTTGCTGCAATGCCTGACATTGCTGCAGACGCCATTCCGGTTGTCTTCGGTGACTTCCAGCGTGGTTACCTCGTGATCGACCGTATGGGCATTCGCATTCTGCGTGATCCGTACAGCAATAAGCCTTTCGTGCAGTTTTACACGACAAAGCGTGTTGGCGGCGGTGTTACCGATCCAACTGCTCTGCGTTACCACAAGATCGCAGCTTAACGAATATTGGGCGGCCTTCGGGTCGCCCTCTTTTTATAAGGAGCGCCCATGGAAGCGCGTGTCACAAAGAGTTTCTGGGGCGTGCCGGAAGGCGATATTTATCCGCGTCGGTATGACGTCGGTGAGACGGTTACAGGTCGCATGGCTGACGTTGCTCTAGACCAGAGATGGGCTGCGCCTGTCATAGACGTGAAAGGTAAGCGCCGTGGCGGTGACACTTGAACTTGCTAAAAAGCATTTGCGGGTGTCGCACGATGATGAAGATCAAGAAATTGAGCTTTATCTAGCTGCGGCAGTCGATTGGACGATGACTTACACCAAGCGCGAGACGGTGCCAGCTGGTGCCGAGTTCGCATTTGATGCCGCTGCACTATTGATGCTGGCCAGCATGTTTGAAAACCGCGAGATGATTATTACAGGTACGATTCAAGCGGAAATCCCAACGGCACGACGGCTCATCGACCCGTATCGCCTACTTCGCGTTTAGGAGACAAGCATGTCTTATGTAACTAAAAACTACTCTACCGACGGCGGCGATACGCTTGTCATCGGCGGCACACTGAAGGTTGAAGCCGGTGCAACAGTTGAAGGCCTTGAAGGCGGTGGAGGCGGATCAACCGCATGGGCCGACATTACCGGCAAACCGGCCACCTTTGCACCGACGATTGGTGCAACGGCAGCTACTGCCGCTGCTGGCAACCACAACCACGCAGTGGCAGCCGACGCTGGAAGTGGTCTTGCGGCAGCTGCCAATATTCAGGCTGCTTTTGTTGCCCTGTCAGCACGCGTTAAGGCGCTCGAAGACGCTACTCCGTAATGCCCCACGTCCGCTTCTCCGAAGACTTCGACTGGAAGCCACTCCCGCAAGTTACGATTGCTTATAAGGCTGGCTGGTCCGGCCTTGTAACTACACCGTGCGCAACTGCTGCCGTTAACGCCAACAAGGCCGTGCGTCTGAAAACCCCGAAAAAAGGTGAAAAGGATGGCGACACGTAAGGGCGCAGGAGCGCTTAACAACATCGTTGTCTTTCAGCAGCGTGAAGCTGTGCGAGATGAGGGCGGCGGCACTAGCCAGGATTGGGTCGACAAGTTCGAAACCGCAGCTCGTTTGCAGCCGCGCCTCGGTTCTGAAACGGATATTGCGGCTCGTACTCAAGGCATCCAGCCTTATACGATCGTCGTACGAAGCGAACCGCGAACACGAAGCGTCACGCCTTCATGGCGTGCGAGGAACAAGCGAACTGGCGTCTTCTACGAGATCCAGTCTTGTGCGAACCCCGACGAGGTTAATCAGTACATCGAAATGCGCGCTGTCGTGCAGGGCGGGGGCTGATGGCTATCGGTACTCGCATTCTAGGGTTGGCTAAACTCGAACAGAAGCTCAAGCGCTTGCCGAAGGTCGCTCGCGACATGGTTCGCGGTGCTATGGAGCAGGGTGCCGACGATATCGTCGACATGATGAAACGTCGTGTTGCTGAAGACGACGGCGCACTACGTGACAGCATCGGCTGGACGTGGGGTAAAGCTCCAAAAGGCAGCATGGTGATTGCGACAGTCGAAGCCAGCCTTGCAGCTGATTGGACGATCACGATCTATGCAGGCAATAAAGAAGCCTATTACGCGCGCTGGATTGAATTCGGCACGGTAGGCTTTGCCAATAAAGGCATGTTTCCCGGCACAAAGAATCCCGGTCAGAGCAAGCAACCATTCTTCTACGTGACGTGGCGCGCAAAAGAAAAAGAAACAAAACGCCGTATTCGTCGAGCCATCACCAAAGCAGCGAAAACAGTAGCCGCAGGAGGCTGATGGATGGACCCCGTATGGGAACTTCAAACCGCGATCTATGCGCGGTTATCGCAGAATGCTGCGCTGGCAACGCTAATCGGTGTCGAAAAGGTCTATGACAATCCTCCCGCCGATCCTAATGGCAACATACCGGCCGCAACCTATCCGTATGTTTCATTTGGCAGTGCTTCATCTTCTGATGACAGTGCCGATTGCGTTGATGCGGTTGACGTTACTTTTCAAATTAATTGCTGGTCGTCTCTGCCAAGCCAGAAACAGGTTCGGCAAATCGCTGACGTTGTTACCAAGACGCTTAGACGATGGGAGCCGCCGCTCGCGGTGAACGCTCTCGTCACCTTCGATTATTGGCGCACCGACTACATCCGCGCTCCCGGCATCAACCAGGCATCGATCCAATACACGGCCGTCATCGAGACGCCGTAGCCAGCGCAGCCGGATTTCACCACTCATTCTCTATTAAGGTCGCCATAGGCGGCCTTTTTTTGTTGGAGGCCGCATTGGCTCAAGCAACGACTATCAAGGGCGGCAAATTCCGCGTCCTTATCGGCAACGATGCCGAACCAATTGTCTACGAAAATCCATGCGGCTTCACGCAGCGGTCTATTACAATCAACAAGGGCCTCGAAGAGGTCAATGTTCCTGACTGTACCGATCCTGATAAGGTCGATTGGGTCGGTCGCGATGCAACCAGTCTTTCGATGAGTATCAGTGGTGAAGGCGTACTTGCCGCTGAAAGCGTAGATGTTTGGCTAGATGCGGTCGACAGTCTCGAATCCATTCCAGTTAAGGTTGAGTGGGAATTTCCTGCAAAAACCATTACTTGGACCGGCTTCATGCATGTTGAAAGCATCGAGGCGGGCGCAACCAACGGCCAGCGCGCGACGCTGAATGTCAGCTTGCAGTCTGACGGTGTTATGGTTCGTACGTCTACCCCGGCAACACCATAATGAGCCGTGACGCATCGATCGAGCTAACCTGGGCGGATGATAATTACACCTTCCGCCTTGGGTGGAGCGAACTCGAAGCACTTCAGGAGGCCTGCGATGCGGGCCCCTGGGTTATCCTTGAGCGGCTTCACAACAAGCAATGTAACGTTGGCGATATTTCGCACGTTATCAGGCAGGGTCTGATTGGTGGCGATATGAAGCCGACTGACGCAACAAAGCTCGTACAGCGTTATGTCGAAAAGCGCCCGCCAGCCGAAAACCTGCTTTACGCTATCGCTATCTTGCAGGCTGGAATTCAGGGCGTGCCGGAGGAGCCGGTGGGGGAGCAGGGAGCGGCAAGTCAGAAGCAATCGACAGCCTCCCCAATGGAAAAATCAGATTTGCCGCTATCTACGGAAACGGTGCAGTTCTAGGCTATACGCCGCAAGACGTTCGAAGAATGTCGATGTGGCAATACATGGCAGCGCTTAACGGTTACATCAAAGCGAATACGCCGGATGAGCCTGGCAAACTGTCAGAGTCCGAAAAGGACGATCTTTGGGATTGGGTTAAGGATGGGTAAGTTTCCAATGATAAGCCGACCGAGTAATGCAGTCCCTTTTTGATATGGATGAAATTAATCTTCGATGATTCTGGATTGGCGGGTGGAATCAAATCTTCCCTACCAATGGCTTTGCTTCTTCAAGTAGCTTTCGCAATTCGTCGGTATCAAAATCACTGTCCATCAAGTGCTTGCGTTCTAAGCACTTCACGACATGCATTACACGCCAGTCCTGAGATGGTTTATTGCCTTTTAAGTCAGCCAACATTGTATTGCACATAAGCTTTTGTGCGCGAATGTCAGCGAGTTTTTGCGCTTCTCGGTGTGAATACTCATTCCAAAAAAAGTAGCCGACGAACGCGATAATCGCGATGCAGGCTGCACCAATCAATAATTTCATCAGCTTCCCCAAGCTCGCATTCGTGCGGGCTTTTTTCTTATCAGGACATCGTTGAGCATGGCAAGAACCGACCTCGAAAGTCTGGTTGTTCAGCTTTCTGCTGACTTCAAGTCGTTTGAAAAAAGCTTGGCTCGCGCCAACGATGTTTCAAATCGCCAGTTTAATGCGATTGAACGTCGCGCGCGCCAGATGAACAAAAATCTGGATGGCATCTTTACACGTTCATTTAGCGGGCTCACCGCGCCGCTCGCGGGTATAGGTGCAGCGCTCGGCGTGGACCAACTGCGCAAGATGACTGACACTTGGACGGACATGACGTCCCGCGTCAATCTTGCCGCTGGCTCGATTGACAAAGGCACGGAAGTCATGGGCCGTCTCGGAGAGATGGCTCGCCGTACATATTCCGATCTCACGCAGACTGCCGAAAGTTATCTTTCGAACGCCACAGCTCTGAAAGAGTTGGGATTCAATACTGATCAGTCACTTGATTACACCGAGGCTTTGAACAATGCCCTCGTTGTGTCTGGCGCGAAGGGTGATCGAGCTGCACGAGTTATTGATGCTCTTGCTAAGGCTATGGCGCTCGGTAAACTGCAGGGCGATAACCTCAACACCGTTATCTCAACTGGTGGCCGCGCTGCCGAAGCGCTTGCTGCTGGTCTCGGCACCACAGTCGGTGGGCTGCGTAAGCTCGGGGCGCAGGGCAAGATCACTGGTAACGATATTGTTCGCGGGCTCTCCAGTCAGATGGAAACGCTTCGTCAGGAAGCAGCAGACATGCCCGCCACTATTGGTGATGGCTTTACTCTTCTGAATAACGCTCTGCTTGAATATGTCGGCAATGCCGACACCGCAGCTGGTGTATCAGCTAAGATTTCCGAAGCTCTTGTGATGATAGCTGACAACTTCGACAAGGTTGCTGATGGCGCCTTGCAGGTTGCTGCAGTCATCGCTGGCGCCTTAGTTGGCCGTTCTTTGCTCGGCATGATCCGCACACTTGGCCTAGCTGGGACAGCGCTCACCAGTTTCACTAAGGCATTGGCCGCCGCACGCACTATGGGTGGCCTGGCTACTGCGTTTGGAGGACTTGGAGCGGCGGCTGGCCCCGTCGGTATGGTTATTGGAGGAGCGGTTGTTTCATCGCTTATCCTCTATAATAATACCGTCGGAGCATCTAGTGAAGGCGCGACATTATTTGCAGCGCGACTTAAGAAGGTTGAAGAGGCCGCTAAGTCTTCCGGCGACGCTGTTGAACAGGCCGGCAAACAGAACGATTCCTATCGTACAAATTCCCTGACTAAAGAAGTTGAAGCAAGCAAGAAGGAACTTGAAGCTGCGACTGAGGCCGCGGTAAATATGCTGGCATCCTTCGCACAAGTCTCATCGATGAGCCTGATCACGCCAGAACAATATGACGAGTTAGCTCGCTTGCGTGATGGTGTAAACGAAGGCACGGTCTCTGCGGAAGAGGCTAAGCAGTCGCTCTTTGATATGGCGAATGCCGATTACAACTTCCAGGAAGTTGCAGACTCGATAGGGCCAATTCTGGATAAACTTGCACTTGTGGCAAAGGCTGCACGTGAGGCCGCCGGGGAGTTATCGGCTGTATCAGTAGGCGATGGTTCATCATCTTTCAGTCGTGGTGGACGAACTCGTGCGCGTCAAGAACTACTTGAAGAGCGTCGTGCTGATAAGGAGTATATAGATAGCGCCAAGCAGCGTGCATCGCTTGCTAAAGCGCAATTTGACTTAGAAACGAAAATTGCACAAGTCAGAGCGCAGGCTGAAAAGGACGGGCGTAAGCTCACTGATGCACAGATCAAAGAGATCGCGGAGGCCCAGTTAGCTGGCGAAGCCGCCCGAACTGCCGAAGGCAAGAAGCCGAAGAAAGAAAAAAAGACACCGGCTGAAAAATTCGACACGACAGTTCAGGACACTAACGACCGCACAGCTGCACTTGTCGCTGAAACAGAAGCGCTTCGCCAGATCAACCCACTAATTGATGATTATGGCTTCGCAGCTGAAAAGGCGCGCACTGAGCAGGAACTGCTCAATGCGGCTCAAAAGGCTGGTATTGCCGTCACTCCTGAACTTCGGTCGCAGATTGCCCAGACTGCTCAGCAGTGGGCACTGGCAACCGCTGAAGCCAATAAGCTCAACGAAGCGCAGGGCGAGCTAAGGCAGAAGTCTTCGGAGTGGCGAAGCACTGAGCTTGATGCATTCAAGGGATTGGTGACGGATCTTTCTTCTGGAAAAGACGCTGTTGAAGCCCTGACAGATGCTGTTCAAAAGCTGATCGATAAGTTGCTGGACATGACGTTGAACAATTTGTTTGACGGTCTTTTCGGCAAGTCGGGAAGTTTGTTCGGTGGATTCATGGGGTTCAAAGATGGCGGGCTGCCAAAGTTTGCCAATGGAACGCCTTCGCGCCCCGGTCCCGGCCTCATTCGTGGACCTGGAACTGGTCGCAGTGACAGCATCCTCGCGAGAGTGTCGAATAAAGAGTTTATCACGAACGCTCGTTCGACAGCGAAATATCGTGGGCTTCTTGAAGCGATCAATAAAGATAATTTGCCTGCATTTGCCAATGGTACGCCAAGTCTGCACGCCCCCTCAATGCCGATATTGAGCTCTCCACAAAGGTCGGGAGCCTCTGGCCCGATGCGTGTGGATGTTGTGACCCGGTTCGAGAATGACGGCAACTTCCATTCATATGTTGAGAACGTGTCGCAAAGCACAAGTTCACGGACAGTCAAAGCATACGACAAATCAGGCCCGATGCGATTTGCGCGGGATAGCAAGCAGGCATCAAGGCGGGGATTAGTACGATGATCGATCTTCTCTCAACCGTCCGATTTGTGCCGTCATACCCACAGCTGATCATTCCAACCAGTCAGACAAAATTCGGCGGTCGGGTTCTCTCGACCGTTGAATATGCTGATCGGTATCGCACTGTGGACATGGAAACGCTGCCGATGAAGGCAAGTGAGGCTGTGCAGCTTCAGGCCTTCATTGCCGCGGCGCAGGGTGGCATGGAAACGATTGTCTATCGTCCTAAGCACATCTGCATCCCCCGCGCATATTGGGGCGATCCTAATAATCCACGTATCACCGGAACAGCCTCACGTGGCACTGTTACGAACGGTTACACGGTCCAATTGACCGGTGTTGTTCCCGGCCTGCAACTGATGGATGGTGATATGTTCTCGCTTAAGAGCGGTGACTATCGGCAGTTCTTGCAGGTCGCTTACGGCGGCGGTGCGACTTCTGCGAGCACTCAGATGACAGTGAAGGTCGATCAGCCGATTGCGTCTTACATAGCATCTGGCGCAACGGTTCGTTTCAAGCAACCCGAAATGAACACGCGGCTTGTGAAGGACAGCTTTCAAATGTCTAAAGGTCCGCGACCAACAGCGACATTTCAGCTGATTGAGGTGCCGAGGTGAAGGAGGGAATTATGGACAAGGAAGTGAAGGCGGAGAATACCCCGCCAATCTGCTTTGATACATTAAATCAGAAGCTAAGCCTGTCTTTGGCTCGTATTGACGAACAAAATACTGCGCTGATTTCACTTGCGCAGCGAGTTAAGACGCTAGAGGCTATCTGCAGCACTCTGAAGTAGTTGTTTGGCTATGCCAAGAACGCGCGATCGTTCAGCAGAGTTTGTCTCATCAGGCCTTTCAGCGTCTATGAATGTGACCCGTGCGTTCGGTAGTCCCATGTGATTGAGATTGACTGTCACAAACCTACCGTTTGGTTGATCGTTATATGTAACCTGCGGGTCTTTAAATTCGCTCATACCAAGCCTCCCTATTGTTGATGCGTGCATCAAAGCCGAGTCGCAACCAATAGTCGATTACACTTTCCTATAATTCGGAGGCGTCATGGCTTTCCCAACTCGTCTACAGCAATTGCTGGAAGAGGGGCGCATTGTCGTGCGCTCTCTCGGAGAATTCCAGTTCGGCACTGGCTTTTGGTACATGTGGAACGGCGCTTCTGAATTCACTTGGAACGGCAACACCTACATCCCCAACCAGCTGATTGCGATTGAAGAGCCGCCATATCAGATGGGTGCAGAAGCTCTCCCAATCACAATCACCATGCCGACGGCAGCGGATTACGGTGTAACGCCTGACAAGCTCGCTCAGATCGAAAGCGTGGATTATAAGGGCCGCACGGTCATTCTATCCGATGCTTATTTCGATCCGGACACGCGCGAACTGCTCCATGTCGAGCCAATGTATCGTGGCTATATCGATACCGTTGATCACGTCATTGATGGCGGCGAAATGGTTCTGAAAGCCAACGTCGAAACGTCTGCACTGGAAAACCACCGTGACGGATACCGCACTGCTTCACATGAAGATCAGCAGCTTATCTCGCCGGGTGACAAGATTTTCGAATACGCATCCACGGTGAAGCGTGAGAACTTCTATATCACGCCGTACCAATAAGCATTCCTGCACAATACGACCACCGCGAAGGGACCGCCATGCGACATCCGGAATGGGAAAAACGCCTCGTGGCTGTCACAGAGGCGCACTTAGTCACGCCTCTGGTTTGGGGAAAGTCTGACTGCCTTCTTACCACCTGTGACGCCATTGAGGCCGTTATCGCCACTGATCCAGCGATAGAAGTCCGTGGCAAATACAAAAGCCGTGCTGGCGCATATCGCATGATCAAACTGCGCGGCTTCGACAGTCTTGGTGCAGTCCTAGCCGACCGATTTGAAGAAATCCCTGTCGCTATGGCGCAGCGTGGTGACGTCGGCATCTTTGAGAAAACTGTCGGCTACTTCTGTGAATACGGGTTCGCTTTGAAAGGCGAGGACGGTTTGCGCTTTCTACCGCGCACAATGGCCGAGAGGGCCTTCAAGGTTTCCTGATGTTTTACATTCTGGCGATTTTATTCGCGCTGCTGGCAACGCCTGCGGCGGCGGACCCTGTTTCTATTGTGACAGGTCTTGTCGGCCTTGGCTCGTGGCTGTTCGGCGGCACCGTACTTGCGAACATTGTTCTGGGCGGTCTTCTTGTTGCTGCCAAGTACGCGCTGACATCGATCTTCCAGCAAACGCCGAAGTCTTCCGCCTCTGCTACAGAAACCAAGTACGGCGAAAACCTCGTGCGCGAGGTCGGGCTTGGCGTCTTTGGCACTATGGGCCATCACATCTATCGAAACGCGTTCGACAAGGGCAATCACATTGTTCAGGATGTGTTCAAGCTGTCTGATTTCCGCTGCCTCGAACTTCTTCGCGTGCAGATGGACGGCGAATGGAAATCACTGTCTCCCGATCAGCAAGGCGACGAAGGCCGTATCTATGGTCAGCGCATTCTTGGCGTGAAGGATGGCGGACAATGCTTCGTTCGTTTTTATCAGGGAACGTTTGATCAGACAGCCGACCCGGCACTGATTGCCTATGCAAACCCTGCCGGTCGCTGGACGACAGCGCATCGCGGTGCCGGTCTTTGCTATGCTATCGTCACGACTATTACGGACGTCGACAATCTCACATCCGTCCCGAACCTCATGTTCGAAGTTCGCGGCGCTCCTCTTTATGATCCCCGCAAAGACAGCTCAGTCGGCGGTTTCGGCGCACACCGCTGGAATGACCAGAGCACTTGGGAGTTCAGCAACAACAATGCCGTAATGATGTATAATCTCGAAAGAGGCCTGTACATCGGCACTGAAAAGATCGTCGGTCGTGGTGTGGCCGCAAGCCGCCTGCCGTTGTCTGAATGGTTCACCGCAATGAATATCTGCGATGAAATCATGCCAGACGGCAGCAAACGCTATAGTGCAGCTTTGATTGCCTCATCTGGTGATGGCGTTACCCACGAAACGAATATGACGCCGTTGCGCGAAGGTTGCGCTGGATCTTGGATCGAGGCTGTTACGGGCGAATATCCGATCGTTGGTGCCAATCAGGCAGTCGTTGCAACAATTACCGATGACGACATTGCGTGGGAAAAGTCGTTCCAGCTCTCACTGACGCGAACACGAACCGAGCTCGTTAATACGGTCGCTGCATCGTACGTCAGTCCGGACCTATTCTATGAAACCACTTCGCTAACGACCCGCATTGATGCGCTTGCTTTGGCGCAGGATCGTGAGCGCTTGGCTTCCAAGGTCGATTACACGGCAGTTACCGACCATCGAGTTGGCGACCGTCTGGCAGATATTGCTATCCGTGCATCGCGCTATCAGGCCAACGGCAGCTTTACGGTTCATCCAAAGTTCCTTGCGCTTCAGGTAGGCCAGTGGGTGCAATGGCAGTCTGATCGTTACAACCGTACGATCAAGATGCAGATCCACTCCAAGTCTCTTGGTGCTATGGGCAGTGACAGCGTTCGCGATGTTTCAATTTCTTGGCAGGAGGTAGGCGAGGGCATCTTTGATCCGACCGCTTACGAGACAAACCCGCCTGTTTTGATCCCCAACCAGCCACCGGATTATCAGGCGCAGCTTTCTAACTTCAACGCCATCCCGAACAAAGTCATTGGTGATGATGGTCAGGAATACCCCGGCATTCGTCTGTTCTGGGATGAAATCACTGACACGACTGTCGAAGGTGTCGAAATCCAGTATTGGCCAGAGAATGATCCGTCGCAGATATTCACGGCTTACGTGCCGCGTGATGTGACAGTCTTTCAGATCGTGAACGGCCTGACCAGTAAGTCAGAATGGTGGGTTCGTTACCGTCTGCGCGTCGCTGCTGGTACGCGTCCTGTGTCGTGGTCATCGCCTGAATTGGTTCTTACGCAAGAGACGGCTGGTGATGACAGTCCGGTGGATTATGGTCGCCTTGATGACGACTTGTCGGGTCTGATTAACTGGATCACGGAAGATAGACGAGAGCTTGTTCGTCAGGCGCAAGAGAACGCTCTGGCGTCTGCAAATGGCCTGTTTGGTGCGTATGCGAACGTTGAACGACTAAGCCGTCAGCTTACCAGCACGTTTGGGAATGCTAAGGCGTCTTGGCGGGAAGATATTTTTGTTGCCACTGGTCCTAATAGCGCCATTGGTCAGCAGTTAACGCAGATAAACGTCAGCCTCGGCAACAAGGCAGAAGCAAGCACCGTGGTGCTGCTGCAAAGCCGTGTTGATGGTGTCGAAGGCGACATGACGGCTATTTCCAATGCGCTGACTGAGGTCAATGCATCGGTTGATGGCAATGTATCGAGCGCGACTTGGCGTATGACAGCAACGTCTGGCAGTGGGGGCTCATCTACCAAAATTTCAGCATTCGCCAGAGTTGGCACGACAGATAGTTGGAAAGAGGCTGGCTGGTTTGTAAATGTCACCCCCATCAGCAGCCAATTCATCGTGATCGCCAACCAGTTTGCAATCGCAAATCCTGGCGTGAGCGGCGGGTTTACTTACCCATTCGTCGTTCAGAATGACGAGGTTTACGCCATGAACATGCGGCTTGGCACACTCAGGTTTGACCGTCTTTTGTCGAACAACAGCAAGTTCGATGCTCGCGGCGATGGTGGCAACGCCTACCTAAGGATTATAGTCTGATGGTCAGTTGGTTTGTGGGCTGGAAGCCGGGCGTAGGGGCGGTGATGAAAGTCAATAAGTATGACAGCGACTGGCCGCTGGATGTGCCGAATGACGCGCATAATCGCTTCTATTTCAATTCAGAAGCGAGCAATCTTTCTTATGTGTTTTCTCACTTTCAGACACCGAAACGACTGAACAAAACAGACTATCCCAATGGTTCGCATGGCCTGCAGTCAGGCTCTTTGAATGACCAATGGCTGATGGGTAGTGCGACAGGATCATTCGACGCAAATGTCTATTCGATCTACGGCTGTGTCGGTCGCATGCCTGATCTAAGTGGCATCATTCCGTTCGCTGAATGTAAGTTCATCTCGTCAGATGGAACCGCCCGGTTATTGTACAATCATAAACCAGACAGATCGGGAGCTTACTTTCAGTCGGTCACGAACACCGCCGTAACAGCAAACGTCTATCCTGAGACACATCAAGGTAAGTTTGGCTATCAAGACATTCCAGCTGTCTTTGGGTATTCAGGCTGGGCGATACGCCCGACAAATCAGGCATCGGGCATCGCCGCAAATATCACAGGCGATCAAGACTTCATGACTGCGATGATCTGGGATTTGCCTTGTAACAACGTTCCAATCCCAAAACCGTCAGGCACACCGGTGAGCGGTCAAATCATGTTTGAAGCCTCACCGAGCCGCATTAAACTGGCAAGGCCGGGGTTTTCTATCGATACGGCCACAGGCCGGCAACTGATCATGGACAGTGACCGGACCCCGATCAAAGTTGTCATGATGGGAACCACAAGCGCGGTGCAACCCGGCACAAGTGTATTCGTTCCGAAGCCCACAGCCATTGATTTTGATCTTTCGCCGTCAATGGTCTGTGATGTGATCTGCAGCTTGAACGGCTGGGATTTTGCGATCCCACCTGTCAACCTAAACACAGGACTGACCGAAGAGCGAACATGGGTTGATTACCGTGTTGAGCTTGGTGGCATTCGTTTCTTCGTGACCGGAACACACTCTGTTGCTCTCAAATACATGCTCTATGCCACAGGGTTGCAGGGGTATTCGAGCGGGGGTCGTGATGTCATTCGCAAGGTCGAAGGCAAGTACCTTCAGATCAAAAGGCCGGGATCGAGCGACGTAGCGCCCGGATACAACGATATCCTTCTTGATACTCGTTTCGCAGCCGTGACCGTTCTTGCTGACAGCTATGTACCAGCTTCAAGCTTTACGGAAAGCGCGTCGGTGCATTGGCGATATGGGAAAGTTGGACATCGAATTAACTTCGATCCGCAAGGGCTCTTTATCTTTCCAAAAGTCATCTTCGATTTTGGCAACTTCTACCGCAACGGCACTCACGACATGTATATATGGCCGGGTAGTCTGGCAGTTGAGCCCCTGCGCTATTCAACGTCAACAGTCGTCCGTGATGATCATATCGTGATGCACATGAACCCGGGCAACTCACCTGGGCCGAATGTTAACGACGCTTTCCCAAATCCTGTGGGCGCTCGGTACTACATCCTCGGCGCGGCAACGCTCTAACAATCCGAAATCGGAGAATACTATGGCTGTTTTGTCAGATTATACCTCTGGCACGATTACGCTCGCCAATGGTTCAACGGCTGTGACCGGCACCGGCACACTGTTCGACGTGGCGAAGTTTCGTGAAGGTGACACGCTTCAAATCCAGAACCTGACTGCTGTAATTGCCTGCGTGAACAGTAATACGTCGCTGACCCTGACTATGCCGTGGACTGGAACGACACTCACAAATGCACCGTATCGCGCTCGGTATCTACCAGACGGTGCGCGTGTGACAGCGCAGGCTGCCACGCTGATTGAGTTGCTGGGCAACGGCGTGTTGTCCAACCTTGCTGAACTCGGTGTTGAGGAGGGCAAGACACCAGTGGGCAATGCGGCGGGTGAGTATGAGCTGGAAGATTATATAGCTGATCCGAACGGCGCTTTGGCGAAGTTCGCCGCCCTCACACTCGCAGCAAACAAAATCCTGAATACCGATGCTTCCGGCAATCTCACGCAATCGGATATCACGGAGGCTGGGTTGGCTCTCTTGGCACTGGCTGGTTCGGCGAACAAGCTTCCATATTTCACAGCAGATAATGCAGCGGCTCTTGCGGATCTGACCGAGCAAGCCAGAACCATGCTTGCCAGCACTACGCCTGCTGTGACCTCGTTGGGTTACACACCTGCAAACAGGGCAGGCGACACGTTCAGCGGCCCGATAACCATGAACGTTCCGGCATCGGATTGGCAGTTTAAAACCACCTTCACCGTTACCCTTGCCAACACAGCAGGTTACAACTTCGCGGTTGGAAATGGCATGTTCATCGTCTCGGATACAAGTGTTCAGGGTAGCTGCGCAATCTATGTGGTTGGTAACTCTGTGGCAAAGCTGATCGGCCAGTCAGGCACGATCTTTGGTGAAAGTGCCAACAACAACATTTTCATGACCCATGTCGGCGGTGATCAGTACGGCGTAGCCAACGTAACCGGACAGCCTGTCACTTTGCAGATCATGAACTTTAAGACGAGGTATGCATGATGCTTAAGCCAGAGGATCTGAAAGCGGTCGATGGAAGTGATAATCAATGGGCAGATGAAATTGGTAATCTTTATGTTGGGCGGCATGGTCAGTCGCTATCAAGCCTGATAGATGAACTCAACACTCCTGTAGAGGCCATACCCAAAACGAAGATTTTGCCAGCCGTCACGCTCTGGGAACGATTGACGGAAGCCGAAGCCGATCAGGTTAATGAGGCCATGGCAACGCAGCCAGTGCGCACACAGCGCATATTCACTACGGCCAATACCTTCCGGTCAGATCATGAGCTTTGGCCGCTGCTTGAGCAGATGGCTGCAGAGCTATTCGGTGAGGCGCGGGCTGCAGAGTTGCTGACTCCGTAAATCAGTCCACAACCTGACGCTGCCGCCCCAATAGTCATCTTATTGTCATGGGAGCTGAATTCTCTGTAGATTGCTGTTTCAATGTGCAGGGGAGTTCTACTAATGCCGGAAGTCAAGACGCTTGGGAGCAGACAGGTGTATGAGAACCGTTGGATACGCGTCCGAGAGGATCGCATTCTTTTTGCTAACGGCTTGGAGGGCATTTATGGGGTGATTGAAAAGAACAACTCATCATTGATTTTCCCTCTGACGGAAGATGGGTTTGTTTATCTAGTGGAGCAATGGCGCTACCCTGTAGGTAGAAGATATTGGGAACTGCCGCAGGGATCTTGGGAGAGCGACCCAAGTGTGGATCCATTAATTCTCGCACAGGGAGAGCTTCGAGAGGAGACTGGCCTGACCGCATGTGAAATGGATTACGTTGGAGAATTATTCGAGTCATACGGCTTATCAAACAATCGCTGTCATATCTTTCTCGCAAAAGGGCTGACTGAAGGAAAAGCGAATATTGAGTCGGAAGAGCAAGGATTGATTTGTCAAAAGTTCGCGCTCAACGATGCCATTAAAATGGTCATCAATGGTGAAATCCAGGACGCTGTAACTGTTGCTGCTTTCGGCCTGCTGCGTTTGAAAAACTTAATCTAGCTCCAATTCATGCCCCAAATGAAGCCGCCCTTGAGGCGGTTTTTTCATGCCGAAAAGAAAACCCCGGCAGGGGGCCCATACCGGGGTAGCGCACCGGATGACGAGCGGGGGGCTTGGGTTCGGTGCGCAAACAAATCATCTCACAGTCTCAAGAAATCACACTGTCACTTCCTATCAGCGATAGGCAGCCAGACGAAGCTATTGATCCCGCTCTACAGCGAAACTCGGAGCGTCGTCTCCTTTCCCATGTTGAAGAAATTCGATTAGTTCGCCCATCAAAGCTTCAGCCACGGGTTTGATCATTGCGAGCTCGATCATTCCTGTATCTGTCTTTAGTGTCAGAATGCCGAGTAGCGGGTCCTCATTGAGGACTGTAGTTCCAGCGCCCAGAATCTTATTGAACCCGGGACGAGTTGGTTTTGCCATTGTGTGAGCCTTAGGTGCGTACGTCTAATAGTCGTCAGAACTTGTAAGCAATGCCTAGCGTGGCTGTTTGCTGTTTAAATTCGAAGGTCTCATAGTTTCCTCCTGCACCAAAAGGCCGACTTCCCAAGTCGGTGTACCGATATTCAGCACGAGCAATCCAGTTTTGAGTAAGGGCAGCATCGAAGCCTGCACCGATGTTCCATCCGCTTCGTGTAAAGGTTTCGTTCTCCGACGGCGGTGGGAATATGAACATCGCCTCATAGGTGTTGTCATATTGACCATATGAATAGCCCGCGGTCACGTATGGCAGTATCCGACCGAAAGCATACCCGATCCGAGCATTCACGTTTCCAAGCAATTTAGCCTTGGCTTCGTTTTGCGTGTACAAGTTCCAGTCGGGTTCGTCGTCAGTTAGCGTGTTTGCAATCAGCCCAACATCGATACCTGTAACGAACTGCCCAAACTGCCAGTTGTAACCGCCATAACCGCCAAAGGCTACACCACCGGGCCGCTGAGTGCTGTCGGAATTACCATTTGGAGCATTCCACTCCATGAAGTTCTTCGCCCAACGCCCACCTATCTGAGCGCCAACATAACCGCCCGACCAGTCAAATGTCTCGGCAACTGCGGTGTTTGCCCAAGCGCCAGCGATAAGTGCGCCAATAAGTAAATGCTTCATAGAAATCTCCCCAAGCCTACCCGGTGCGGAGATTATGACGAGAATTTCAATTCTGCAACTGACAGTGTAGCCTTCCTTGATGCGGTTTTATGCCCAAGGAAACCCCGGCCTGATTGTTCAAGGCGGGGACACCTAATAAGAGGCATCAGGGGTGTTAAGGCCGAACGCACTGTTAATAAAAGTATTGAAAAAGAAACCCCGGCTGGAGGTCCACCGGGGTAACGCGCACCTATGGGGCAACAGGGCGGGCGGCGCGCAAGTAAATCATGTCACAAAATTAGGAAACACAATGGGCAGAACCGTGCCAGCATGCGCGGCTACATCGTCCATCCATACACTGCGAGAGCAACGCCACCGACTGCGCCAATCACTGACCAGCCGATCATGCTAATGCCCATAAAGCTGTGATTGGTTTCGTACGAGATTTTTTTGAAAACTGCTGCGACTAACAAATTGGCGGCCGCACCTGCGATCAAACCCACGCCATTCGCGACATAAGCCGCAGGATGAAGTTCCATGCTCTGCATAAGAAACGGGCGCAATAGAAATGTCGCACCCAGCATACCTGCAATCAGCACAAAAACCGAGACCATCCCGAATCCGGACCATCTAATTAGCATTGTTTAAATTACCTCTGTCTTGGGAAAGATTGAGTGGTAATGCGCCCAGCCTTTTAGATCGGCAACCCGGCACCTGTAAAATCCTCAAGAAATTTCGTGCTGGACCGCCATAAATCCAAGGACAATCAAATGAACAAAACAACGTTCTTCGCGTATGCGAGGCGCGCGCCTTTTGGCGGCCGTCTTTCGCAGGCTCAGGTTAGTGGCACATCTGCTATCTTGGTCGAAGCTGAGCGTCGCAACCTACCCGACGAGCAGATCGCATATATCCTTGCAACCGTCTTTCATGAGACGGGCGGCAAGATGCAGCCGGTTGTTGAGAATCTGAATTACTCATCTGCTGTGCGTATCAGGCAGGTTTGGCCGAAACGATTTTCGTCGATCGCAGCCGCTCAGCCTTATGTCAACAATCCGCAGGCACTTGCGAATAAGGTCTATGGCGGCCGAATGGGCAACGACAGCGTCAATGACGGCTGGACGTATCGCGGGCGAGGCTTGCCGCAGATCACTGGCGAGGACAATTATAAGAAGTTTGGCATTGCCGACGTGCCAGAGAAAGCACTCGAACTCGCAACAGCTATTCGCATCCTCTTTGAAGGAATGGTGCTGGGCAAGTTCACGGGCCGCAAGCTCGCGGATTATTTCGGCAAAGGCAAAGCCGACCCAGAAGGTGCGCGCGCTATCGTGAACGGCACTGATAAGGCTACGCTGATTGCAGGCTATTACCGCAACTTTCTCGACAGCTTGACCGCAGCGCGGGAAATGAAGGCGGCTTCCGTTGAAGACGCCAAGCCTGACGACGTGCCTTTGCTGAAGGATAAGACAGTGCAGACCATTGTCGCAGCCGGCGGCGGTACATTCGTTACCGGCCTTATTGGTGCAGTTTCCAATCCATGGGCATTCCTGACAGTTGCCTTGATCGTGGTTGCCTTGGGTGGCGGCTTCTGGCTTTGGCACACCGGAAGGCTCGAGCTGAAGAGGGCGGCGGCGTGAGGATCGTGATTAATTACGACGCTGAAGCGCAGACTGCAGAAGTTGCGATTGGCGGAAAGGTCCATCGTTGGACCGATGCCCGCCTAGCTCTCGCGCAAGGCATCACCGAAACCCGCGGCGGGTATCTGATCCGCCGCGAACGCGACGGTTCGAATTCCTTGCTTCTTACAGGGATGCAGACATGACCTTCCTCCTAGCCCTCCGCTCCAAGCTGACAGGATACGCCGTGGCAATTGTGGCGGCGCTGGCCGTCCTTGTAACTGCGTACCTGAAAGGCCGGTCTGACAGCAAAACAGCCCAGACCGTTCGAGACGCACAATCCGCAACCAAAGCACGGAAGATAGAAAATGAAGTCAGCCGTCTTGATGACAGCGCTGTTGACGCTCGGCTTGCTAAGTGGATGCGCGACAAGCGGTAGCTACTGCGACGTGGCGCGGGCCATCTATGTCAGCCACGATGACACGTCAGAAACCAAGCGCCAGATCCTGGCCGAGAATGAGAAAATGGAAAAGCTGTGCGGGGTATGGCCTTGAGCCTAGTTGACGCTTGGCTGAGTGGCTCCGGCGACGCCGGCTGTCTGCACAGTGTTCCTGTCGGTATCGTACGTGACGATCAGTGTCATAGCCACGAGCGCAATAAGGATCGGCAATGAAATGCACAGAATACGAAGCGCCAAGCAGGATGTGCGTCGAATGATAAGCATTGGTCTATCTCGCCGGGAAATGAACGCACAAAGAATTATTAAGCCCATGAAAGGCTACATTTATGTCTAATCTAAGGAAAGCCGAGAAATGACTGGCACTGAAATCATGGGCGTTGTCGGCTTCATTGTGATGCTGTTCGGCTTTTTGTTTGGCCTTTGGAAATACATCGAAGGCCATATCAAGACAGTAAGATCCGAATGCGGAGCCAAAGCAGAAGCTGCCACAGCGCTTGCTGCGCTTACGAGGCAGGAATTGTCAGACTATAAGCTGCGCGCTGCCGAAACGTTCGCGACAAAGGCCGGGATGCAGGAACAGACCTCTCAGATCATGCGCGCCATCGAAAGCGTTGCAAACCGCATCGACGGGCTCACCGAGCGCATGGATCGGGTGTTTGAACAGAAGACGACGCGGGTGAGGGGGTGAGAGTTTACCTTATGGCTTAGCTCGTAGCATTTGCTGAACCCGACAAGATGCAGCAATCCACAATGATTTGTCTGGTGACATCCATCTGAGGAACTCCATTACGTTTGAATGTTCATTGGATAAATTTCGCTCAAAGATGGGCTCGTGGTGGGAGATTCTGTTCCTCAAGTCGGCAATCTCTTTAGCGCGCCGATGAACATCAGAACGCTTTACGCCGGTAGGCAGATTAGGAAAAGCGGTTTTAATATGTGCGCTCCAAATTTTGGGATTGTAACTTCCTGACATCATCCCAACCCAAAATCCGAATGATAAATTAGCAACTATTTGATCGGTAGTTACCTTCTTACCCAAATTTCTTATTCTGCTGCATGACAAGGTAAGATCCTTCTCACGTTCTCTATCAATTAGCGAAAGAAAAGCTGCAGATTTCCACCAATCATTGCCAAATGTCGCGATAAGAGCTGCGTTTACTCTGTTTCGAAGAGATACTTCGCTTGCTTGAATGCAAGGATGGAACGCTTCGCCAACCTGCGCGTTCCATATATACAACTTAAGAGCTCTTTCACTTTTGAAGGATACTCTTATGAGATATCGCCGAATTCGTGGCTCAGATATATATGCTTCAAGTTTTCCTACTAGGAGATCATAATCTGGTTGTGATGCTACAGACATGGTGATATCAACATTCATGTGAGCCGGTATTCGTCACTGTTGCATACGATGCCGGACTGTTAGATCCCTCGGACAGGCTTTTGCCCCTCCGGGGGTTTCGCTTTTTAGAAGTTCATTTATTTTATTAGTAACTGAACCCACGGTTATTTTCTCAATATCTCACACAAATCTAAGTTGTGCTCTTCCACGGGGTAATGATTACTGTGATGTCCACAGAAGTTATGTTCCCGATTTGTTCAACACGCTGATACTGTTTCAATTTTTTATTGCCTTGACGCCCCTTTCACTTCCACCACAATGACAAATTGTGAAAATGCCTCTTGACACATCGTCTCGAGACCCTTTCCATCCCTTGCGTCGGACAACCAATCCGACTTTACGAATCTGCCACCAAGCAGAACCAACCAACACGAGGAGACTGTATGTCTGAACAGGCACAGGGCGCGGGTGCGCCTATCGTTGTAGATGTCGCGCTGGCGATGAAACAGCTAGAAGAAAATCTAGATTTAGCTGCCAAATTGAACGAACTTGCATTTGGCCCATTTGCTGCGAGGCAACTTGCCGCTCGCGATGATTTAATTGAAGAATTGGTTGAAGCGTTAGACGACGCCGTCGGATCGCTCAAAGGAAATGGATTCAGCGTTACTCATTTGGAAGCAGTGCTAGCCAAGGCCAGAGGTGTCGCATGAGCAAGATTAAGACGGGTGGACCTGCCTTTCCGCTCGAAAACGCGGGCGTTGAGTTTCAAACCGGCATGACATTGCGGGATTACTTTGCAGCGAAGGCAATGCAATCACTTTTCTCAAATGGGCAAACGCTGGCAATGGTGTCGCAATTAGCAAAAGAGGATGGGTTGTCGTCCCTGCTTTTTGCCGCCCGATCCTCTTATGAAATTGCGGATGTTATGCTCAAGGCCAGAGGACACTAAATGCTTTCAAACCAAGAACTAGCCCGCCGTGTTGCTGCTTATCAGCAGCACGGCACGATAACGAAGGCTGCAACGGCGTGCGGCGTCAAGAAGTCTGCGTTTCACGACAGCATCAAACGCGCGGCTGAGCTGGGCCTGATGGGGCCGAAAGAAACCCTGCCCGGTTACGCAATCAAAAGCCTGACCGAGACGCCTAACGGCACATACATGCGCCAGACGAAAGAGGCTGGCCCTGTCTATGAGGCGACTGCCGGTCTGGCGGTCAAAGGCAAGACGACGCTCGTTAACAGCGAAGGGCGCATTGTCACGCAGCACATAATGGAGCGTGCGGACGCCGATCAACAGCGGACTGCAATCACAGCCATGGTTGAAGCACTGAAGGAGGATCTGCCGCGCGTATCGATCATGCCGGCGCCGAAGGGGTGTCGCGAGGATCTGTTGAACTTCTTCTGCGTGACGGACGCCCATTTCGGCTCTTTGTCATGGGGTGAGGAAACCGGCGCCGATTACGACATTGAGATTGCTGAACGTCTTATCGTCGATTGGTTTTCCGCGGCGATTGATCTTGCGCCAGAAGCCCACACAGCAGTGTTTGCGCAATTGGGCGACTTGGCACATTACGACAGCATGGAAACCGTGACACCTGCAAGCAAGCACGTACTGGATTCGGACTCTCGTCTGCAAAAGATCATCCGAGTTATCATCCGCACAATCCGCCGCGTGATAGATATGCTTCTACAGAAACATCAGCGTGTTCACATTCTGATGGCGCAAGGCAACCATGATCCGTCCTCGTCAGCCTGGCTTCGAGAAATGCTCGCCGCAATGTATGAGAACGAACCGCGTATAACAGTCGATAATTCGCCATCGCTCTATTACGCGTTTGAATGGGGTGCGACGGCTATCTTTGCGCACCACGGACACAAACGCGGTGTCAATAACGTTGATGTGACGGTAGCTGGTAAATTCCGCGAAATGTATGGGCGCAGTAAATACGCCTATGCACATGTCGGCCACCTGCATTCCGACGAAGGTCGTAAGTCTGGCCTAATGTATGTTGAGCGGCACGAGACGCTGGCTGCGCCGGATGCCTACGCGGCTGGGGGAGGCTGGCTTTCGGGTAGAAGCGCGAAGGTCATCACATACTCGAAATTATACGGCGAAGTTTCGCGCCTGACGCTACGACCTGAAATGGTTCAAGGATCCTCGCGCGTGCCGGTTGCTGACAATGACAACGTGGCAAGCGCGAGTAGGGCGGCATAAAAAACGGGGCCGAAACCCCATTTGAACTTACCGTGCAGCAAGAATGCCCGCGATGAGGCCAGTTGCACCGGCAATGAGTAGGTACTGATTATCTACCTTTACCCAATGCTGTCCGCGACCAGGCTTCTGAAGGCCATAGCGCTTGTAGTCTTTGATTTCCTGATGACGACGCCAGTCGCCGTAACGCTGACCCTTATTGAAATGTTTTGATGGGGCTTGTTTGCGCTGAACATGCTTCGGTGACGCCTTGCCCATACCGGGACGAGATGGCTCCATTTTTTGGATAGCTGGCTTGCGTGGTGGGTTGTGGTTCTGAGCCTGTGCAAGAGGTGCGCCAACAAAGGAAAGAGCAATGGCGGCGAGAATGGCTTTCTTAATCATGGGACACTCCTTTTGTGTTGATGCAAACGTATCAATTGAAGAGTGAACGCGAAATGAACGAATTACGATCCAAACATTAAATAAAATCAATGTTTTGTTACCAAACCCGCGCCGCCCACCAAGCGGCGTTTCACCACAACACGAGGAGAGAATATGAAGCACGAACTAGATGATGCCGCACGCGCGGCTGTTGAAGGACGGCCCACAGCAGAACCAGCTACGCGGATAACATTCAATAACAACGGCATCGCACTAAGTATTAGAAATGAGGACGGCGTTTGGAAAGACACAGGGTGGGTAATCAATCTCGCGCCTGTGAAGCAGCCTGCCGACCTCGTCATCATCGAAACGCCTTACAGCGGCGACGTGGAAGGCAACATCGAATATGCACGAGCCTGCCTTCTAGACAGCCTGCGGCGAGGCGAGGCACCGATTGCCAGCCATTTGCTGCATACGCAAGTGCTGGACGATATGCAGTCTGACGAACGCACTTTAGGGATTGAGGCAGGTCTTGCTTGGTATCGCGTGGCAACGAAATGCGTTGTTTACTCTGATCGTGGTATCAGCGGCGGAATGAAAATGGGCATCGATAGGGCCAGCTTGCAGGGCGTGGCGATTGAGTATCGAAGCATTGAGGCGAGGGCAGCGGTATGAATGCCTTCTTGAAAACATACCTGCCGCTTATCGCGTTCATAATGATGTTCGGATCAATTATCGCGGAATGGTTCGGCGTTCCATTTCAAGTGACGGCGCCCGTGGCAATACTGGGGTTTGTAATCTACTCACCTTACTATTGGAGGTCGATACGATGAACCAATTCCACGTCGGACAAAAAGTTGTCTGCATCGATTCCGTCGTCGGCTTTGAGCAGTTCATCGAAGTCAAGGAAGGTGAGATTTACGAGATCGAGTGGATCGGACCTTTCGAACATTACATTCACGGTTCTTATATAGGCGTGCGGCTTAACGGTGTTGATCGCGGCACGTGTCCGCAGTTCGGCTATGAAAACCCGCCTTTTGCTGCAAGCCGGTTTAGGCCACTTGTCCGGGACAAACTGTCAGCTCTACGCGGCTTGCTTGCTGATGGGCCGCTGACAGAAAAGTTTGAAGAGCCACGCCGGGAGAATGTACGCGAAAAAGTGAAAGAGGTGGTTTGATGGGGATTATGAATTATACGATTGAAGATGCCGCCAATTCATGGTTCCGAGGCACCCCCGACCTCGCCCTTGAAACATTCGGCCCACTGGAACGCTATACGCCTGCTAACGACAATTGGCCAAAAGTCATCGCCTTCACAGGAAAGGCAGGGAGCGGTAAGTCAACGGCGGCCAAATACGTTATGCGACGCGGTTATAAGCTGGTGAAGTTTGCCGACCCGTTGAAGGACATGCTGCGCGCTATTGGCTATAGCCAGCAACAAATTGAAGGCGACCTCAAAGAAATTGTCGATTTATCTGGCCAGACACCTCGCCACGCTATGCAGACGCTGGGCACTGAATGGGGTCGCAAGTGCATGGGCGAAGACTTCTGGATTAACATCTGGCGTGAACGCGTCACTGGTGCCAGGTCTGTGACTGACGACTGTAGGTTTGCAAACGAAGCCGATGCAGTCCGCAATGCTGGAGGCATTGTGATTATGCTGGAAGGTCGAGGCGGCATTAACAGCAGACATTCATCTGAGAACCTAGATTTCGATCCTGACATTGTGATCGCCAACGATGGCGATCTAGCCAATCTCCATGAGACGATCGACAGAATCCTTGTTGCCTAAACAAACAGCCGCCCTTCGGGGCGGTTTATTTTTTACCAGCCAACGCATCTTCGCCCTGCTGCTTATGTGCCAGGCAGAACCAAAGCTGGCCGTATTTTGTCTTATATCCGAAACTGCCCCATGCTTTACAGTCAGCATCGTCGCACCAATGCTCGAACAGTTTGCCCGGTTGCGAAACGTGCGCTTTATCGTTGTTGTATGCGGTCATTTGTTACCTTGGTGCGCGATAAACTACGAATTCACTCTGGCCCTTCATAGTGCAGGCTTCGCAGCGTAGCTTCCATTGATGCTGTCGCAAAGGCTCGTGTCTGCCAATTGTACGTTGAACTTGTTTTATACTCACGTCGTTAATGTATCCGCACCGGGTGCACAGTCCACATAGAACCGCCCACGGCTCCAGATCTACAATGCGGGTGAATGCGTCAATTTTCTCGTGTGAAGGTGGCCTAGGCATACGGTTTTATCGAACGACAATTCGTTCCCATATTCCATCGCCAAAAGGCTTGCCGCCATGGCGACGCATGAAAACGCTCATGCGCCTTTCCGAGGGGAAGCTAAACACGCAAAAATCGATTCCAGACTTACGTGCCATGCGATGAGGCAGGTTTGCACCAAGACGTCCTGCATCGCGGTGCACTTCACGCCGAGCGCATTTCAATGCGTAGGCTTCAGGAAGAGCGACTTGAAACGTACTCATCATGCAGCCCTCTTAAAAGAACTGGACCGCTGACCATGTGTGAGCGCAAGGTGCGAGAGCTCCACTTCGCGTGCGAGAAAGTCTCGGTCTTTCAGAAGTGCCTCTATAGCCGCGTGCACATCCCCGCCGTGGTAAGCGAGAACCATCTCAATTTCGTGTTCATAATTCTGTACAAGAGTATTCATGGATTGCTCCTGAATTAACGAATGTTCCTATTTTGTTCTATTTTGCGTGGTATGTCAATATTCCTGGCTGGATTGCAGTTGTGTGTGCCATACGGTATCATGTGACACGATTATCAGGAGATCATTCTTGGCAAAAATTAAGAAACGCTCGTGGGAGAATGCGAGTGGAAAACATGAAGCTTGGCAACTGGATTTCACTGACAGGCATGGGAAGCGCCACCGCGAGCAATACTCTAAAAAGCGCGAAGCAGAAGCTCGTCTTTCTGATCTGATGACTGAAACAGGATCAGCCACATACAAAGAAGCGGCTCAAAAAACGACCGTAGCTGACGTATGCCTTGATTATTATGATGAGATGGAAAAGCGCAACAAACGCGGTGAAAGCGTTGTTCAGTCATATCTCCGCACAACAAAACAGCACATCGATAATTGGATTGATCCGAAAGAAGAAAGCGCTGTCGGTTTCAGTAAGGGTATCGGAACAAAATCTCTTTCCGAACTCACGACTGCAGATGTGATCAAGCTTAGGAATGATATGCGTGATGCCTCTGCCGGCGTTGTCACAACACGACGTGTTCTTGGTACGCTGAGCCGTATTTTGAAGCACGGAGTCGAAACTGATAAGGTTGGCGTAAACGTCGCCAAAGGGGTTCGCGTTATTGGCAAGCGAGATGAGGCCGGAGAAAGGGTCACACCACCGTCAAAAGCGGCTCTGGCAATAATCCTGAAAAATTCTGACGAGAAACTAGCTCTTCGAATCAAGTTTGCTGCTTCATCAGGGTTACGAGCTTCTGAGCAGTGGGCGTTGCGTTGGGTGCACTTAGATCTGATAAAAGGCTCAGTCTCGGTCGAAACGCGCGTGGATGCATATGGTGAGTTTGACACGACAAAGTCATCTGCAGGGCGTCGCACCGTGCCAATCGGCAAAGCGATGATCGAGCAGTTGAAATCTTGGAAGAGTGAAACGAAGCATAGCGAGCCTGACGACTTTGTTTTCACCGACAGCAAGGGCGGCTTTGTGCGTCATACCAATTTTATGAAACGAGATTGGAAGTCGATGATCAAAAGTGCAAAGGTTGAAGATATCGGTTGGCACTCTCTTCGTCACTTCGCTATTTCGACTTGGATTGAGGCTGGCCTTTCACCAAAAGCGGTGCAGACTCTGGCAGGCCACGCGAGCTATGCGATCACCATGAATCGATATGGGCACCTGTTCCCATCAGACGATCATAAAGCTGCGTTCGACAAGATTGCGGAAACTCTCGCATGA